CGGTTTCGTGGCCAGCTCCAGGCACCGGTCCGGCAGCCCGGCGCTGAAGTTCTCCAGGCTCCATACGCTCGGCCGGGGCACGAACAGCTTGCGCCGCACCATGCCGACCTTGGACTCCACCGCGCCCTTCTCATGACCGGAATACGGGTTGCAGAACGAACAATCGAACCCGTAATGCGCCTGGAAGGCCTGGAACAGGTGCGTCAGGCGCGGCTCGCGCTCCCCGTACCCCTTATGGCCCACGCCGGCGGCGTTATCGAACACGATCCGCTCCGGCACACCGCCCAGCCACTCGAACAGGTTGCGCAACGCCAGGCACGTGCACTCAGCGTTCTCGCCCGGCATCAACTGCACCAGACCGACGTTCGAATACGGGAAATCAAGCACGAAATGATGCATCCGCTGCACCACGCCGCGCAACAGCACGTCGACCTCGCCGAAATCGGCCTGCGCCTCGCCTGGATGCCATACCAGATCCATGAACGCCTCATCACGCTCCGCCGCGAACTCACGCCTGAGCCGCGCCACCGCCCGCGTCACCGTGGACAGGGAGACCTCCGCGCCATGCTCGTCCCTCAACCGCTCCCAGATCCTGGTCGCGGTATGCCGCTGCTTGCGCCAGTTCGCGCGATCCTCCGCGAGCCACTGCTCGATCACGGGCAGATACGGGTCGATCACCGACGCGCGCGGCTTTCTCACCGACGGCACGGCCGACAGATCCTCCTTCGCGAGGTACTTACGCACCGTCGGCTCCGCCGGCATGTGTTTTCCGCGCGATCGACGCGACGGATTCCCCGTTCCGCCGCAAACGACGGATAGACTGTACTTGGGGCATGCTGATCATAATCCTTTCCGGTCCTTTCTGGCGGAGATACAAGCACCATCCAGTTAAGACCATTCCGTGGTCGGCATGCTCTGCCTAAACCCGAAAAATCATCGTGACTAAACCCGCAACAACTAATTGAACACAAACAATATGGTTCTGGAACCAGCGGGTGTCAGTGCGTGCGGGAACCAATAGGACTACGAGAGTGTCAGGTTTGCTGGCTTCCTGTGAGGCTTTGCGTATCCAATCACCGATGTTGCGGCCGTAGGGAGGATTGCAGAAAACCGTCTCCCCTTCCCATGAGTGTTCTAGGCCACTGTTTTCGACTGTGTAGTGGTGTTCGCATTTTGCGTTCTGGTCGTTTGAGTCGGCATCGAGAGTGAAGTGGAATTCCTCGTCCAGCTGATCGAACAAGGATTGCGGGGTCTCCCAATCGTCCTTGTTCGAGGTCATCGCAGCCGCACCCGCCTTGTAGAAGTTGCTTGCCATTACAATTTGCTCTTTTCGTTAAGGATTGATGGTTTGGTATCCAGTTGGGCGGATTCGAATTTTTCCGCAGCTTCTCTCTGAGAGGGAAACGAGTATCTGGTGCGGGTTTTGCAGTATGGGCAGCCGACCCGCCACCATGTTTTCGTATGAGTGATCGGGCTGACGGCTTTCCGATATTCGCCTTTCATCCCGCAGTTGGGGCATAGTAGCGTCGTGTCGAACACGTCAACGTATTTGTCGCCCATGCGATCCAATGTCCGTTGCATGGCCAGGGTGTCCACGAGCTTCGAGTCGAAGCCGAGCCTTTTGACCTGCTCCGCGCTCCAATGTGCTAGGTACCGGAGGATCTGCTGTTCGATACCGTATTGCGAATAGTGGTAACGTTTGCCGGTTTTCAGTTCGATGAAATCGTCTTCGTGGGCGAAGTCTCCGGCGCAGAACCGTTCGACGGCTTCCTCTCTGCTTTTGCTGGGGAAAATATTACAGGCGATGCACCGTTGGTTCGAACAGGAGCAGAAGTACGGGTGGCACCAGAAGCCGTCCATTTGTCCGTCGTGTTCGCCTCCGTGTATGAATCCGATGGGGAGGAACGTGTCGCAGTCATGTGGTTCCGCATGTCCTGTCGTGCAGAGTGGGCATGGATACTGTTCTCGAAGTATCTTCACCTCGGCTTGCCTCATACTTCGTTCCGCTGAATCCACGGCATCCTGTTCCGCTCGTTTCTTGGCGATGGGAGCATTGATCTGTCGGACGATGTCAACGGGCAGTCCGGTCTGCTTGGCAACGGAATCCACTGTGGAACGACGCGACTGGAGCAGGTCGGCTGCTCGTTCGGCTCGACTGTGATATCGGGGCATGGTCAGGCAGGGTCTTTTGCCAGATGGAAGGCGACTGCGATGATTGCGGCTAGCAGGATGCCGAGGCCGATAAGGATTGGATGTTTCATGATTTTTTTCCTTTTGCTAGTTGTTTTCGAGATTGATTTGCGTGCCCCTGAAGAATGCGAGACGGTCAGCTTCACGGATTTTCTTCGGATCGTTCACATCACGCATGAACTGTTCCCTGAAGCGCCGGTATTCGGCATCGTATCCGGGACCAGTGTTCTTCTTCTTTTGTACAGGTTTCTGTTTCGGTGTCGGCCAACCTTTCTTTGAGGAAAGTCGTTCGCGGCGTCGCTTGTCCGCTTCGACCACACGGTTGATCTGCCGGGCGCAGGATATAACCGTTTTCCTGTCCCCTACCAGATGAGCGGATACGGCTTTGCGGCGTAATCGTCCGATGTTCCGGCAAGCGTTGGCTGACAGTCCCGGCAACAGTTCGAACTCGTCCAGATAGAGGATTCCACCCAGAAGAGTGAACGGTTTAATGCTTTCATTGGCTTCCGGCATCGGTGTCTTCCTCCTCTTCAAGTCCAGTCAGCACTCCTGCATAGGCGTCTTCGATTTGCTGGCACCACTGTTCCATCGTCGTATCCAAGGAAATGAACATGGTCGGAGTGAACCCGCCGGTCATGTATTCATCAACGACCTGTCCAGCCAGGTCAAGGTCATACAGTTTGATTTCACCGATCAGCCTATTGTCCCGGAAGAAAGCCAAACGTCGTTGCGAATATTCCACCACACTCATGCCGCTGATAGCCCAGCCGTTCAACCCGTTACAGGAACAGGCCAGAGTGTGTTCGTTCTCCTCGACGATCTTCCAATCATCCTCTTTGACGATTGTTTTTAATGGTTCGTAGAATTTGCTCAATTTTTCTCCTTAATGACATTCCGGGCACAGCCACTCGTCTGTGGCGCAGTCCCATCCGTTTTCAATGAGTTCGTCATGGTTTCCCATTGCTGTTTTCCCGCATTTGCTGCAGGTCAGATGCCAGTGTTGCGGACAGTAGTGGTTTTCGTCTCCATCCAATTGCCATCCGTCGGAACTGGCGTCATCGTCTGCGTCGTCTTTGTCTGTGTAATAAGCGCTGCCGTCTTCGGGGTCGTATTGTTCATCGCATTCGTCGCAGTGGATTGCGACGAATTTCTTCTCGGTGAAACTCATAGCGTCCCTTGTTCTTGCGTCATGTCTCGGATGGCGTCCTCGAGCAGGCTTCTCGCGGCCTTGCATCCTTGAATGTATGCGCGGGATGGTTCCGTTCGGGCGTGGGCGTCGCTTGCATGTTCGAGTTTGAGTTCGCTGGAGATTCGTTTCCCTGCTTCGGTTTCCGTTTTGGCCAGCAGTTGGCGATCATGCTCGGTAAGCCAGGCGTCAAACAGTTCGGCTACGTTGGAGAATTGCGGGTTTGCCGACAGTGAATAGAAGTCCTCCGCGCCGTTTATGAAAATTTTCTTGGCTTCGCTGTCCGTCAACGGTTGGTTCACGCTCAATTGTTTTCCTCTCTTTGATGATGCTTGTCTTCGATGACCCGGATGCGTTGAATGCCGTCGAGATGAATGTGCATGGGTGTGCCGGTGATCCAATTCCAATACACGTGATCCAACACGACGGGAATGGTTGAGCCGTCTCTGATTCGTGCCGTGATTGTTCTCTCCCACCAGCATCCGGTGTTGCGTTCCAGAATCTGAACGGGCGCGGTGACTGTAAAGCCTTGCAGTGGCTTCGGGGCTGTGTCATCGACTCGCGTCACTGTTTCATCTTTTTTTTGGTTTGCGGAGACCCTGTCCTTTAGGGCGGGGAGGAAGCAAACCGTCCTCCTTTCACAGATTGATATGATATAATGTGAAACATGGTCAGAAGGCATGCATGCAAGCGGGCGTACAGGTTCCGCTTCTACCCGACACCCGAGCAGGAACAACTGCTCAGGCGCACGGTCGGCTGCTGCCGAAAGGTCTACAATCTCGCGTTGGAAGCCCGTTCCGTCGCATGGACGGCGGAGCACAGGAGCGTCACCTACGTCCAGACCAGCGCCATGCTCACCCAATGGAAGAAAACAGCTGAATACTCGTACATGAACGAAGTGTCCTGCGTGCCACTGCAACAGGCGTTGAGACACTTGCAGACGGCGTTCTCCAACTTCTTCAAGCAGACCGGCGACTATCCGAGATTCAAGGCCAAATCCCACGGCGGAAGCGCCGAATACACTCGAAGCGCGTTCAAATGGGACGCCAAACGCAATGAACTCACGCTCGCCAAGATGCGCGAACCATTGCCGATACGATGGTCCAGAACACTGCCCCGCAAGACGGAGCCGAGCACCGTGACCGTAAGCTTGGACGCCGCCGGACGATGGCACGTCAGCATCCTCGTGGAGGAGACCATCCGCCCTCTCCCCGCCCGAAGGAACGCAATCGGAATCGACTTGGGAGTGGACAGCTACGCCGTCACCAGCGACGGGGAGACCATAGCGAACCCACGCCACTACAAGAAACTCGCCGAACGGTTGGAACGGGAGCAACGGACGCTGTCCCGCAAAACCAAAGGCAGCAACAATCGTCGGAAAGCCGCCCTCAAGGTGGCCCGCACCTACGCCAGAATCACGGACATGCGCCGTGACTTCCTCCACAAGTTGAGCACGAGGATAATCCGCGAGAACCAAACGGTGGTACTCGAAGACCTCAACGTGAAGAACATGGCCAAAAGATGCGCGCCGAAACCCGACCCGGACAATCCGAACCATTGGCTCCCCAACGGCCAGTCCGCGAAAAACGGGCTGAACGGAAGCATCATGGACGCCGGATGGTCGGAGTTCCGTCGAATGCTCGAATACAAGGCCGAATGGTATGGGCGACAGCTCATAACCATCGATAGGTATTATCCGAGCACGCAAATCTGCTCCCACTGCGGGGCGAAGACCGGGCCGAAGGGCATGCCCGGCCTCAAAGTCAGGGCATGGACGTGCCCGGACTGCGGAACAACCCATGACAGGGATTTGAACGCAGCCGAAAACATCCTCGCCGCAGGGCTTGCGGTTAGCGTCTGCAAGGACGGCAGAACCGGAACCAAGGTCTCGCATTAGCGTCCCCTCCTTTCTTGTTTTGTCGTAGCGAACAGAAACCCGAACCGTAAGATTCGGGAATCCCCCGCATTCATGCGGGGAGGATGTCAATGTTTTCTGGTTTCTTGATTCCGGTCACGGCTTGCACGGTGACGTATCCGTCCGTGTCGAAGTAGTCGACCATGGCGTTGTTGTTCTGATACGTGTACTGGTCGCCGACCTGCTGGCAGAGTTTCTTTGCGTTGCGGACTTTTGGAGTTTCGATGACGCAGGCTTGCTCTTCTACGGTCAGCTGTTCGTTGTTCTGGATTTTCTGGTTGATTCGCCGTGCTGTTTCATCCCATTCGTCGGAGGAGGCGCTTCCTCCATGAGCTTCGATGATTCCTCGTCCGGCCCTGTGTTCCGGACCGATGATCCGGTCTTCGGAATCCGCAGCCATATATTCGGCGTGGGTCGGCACGTATGTGGAGGATTCGCCTTCCGGCAGTTGGATGGTGAATCGGGCTCTCCAACTTGCGGAACCTGTACTTGTTCGGACTCCGATCTTCCAATCTTTTGGAAGTTGACCGTTCTTCTGCAATGCTTTGATGTCCGCGCGCATGAGTTTCGCGTTTTCCGCCGGACTGCGACTGGCATCGTATTTGCCGCCGGTGATGGCGGTGGATCCCATGTAGCCTTCCGACTTCACGGAGGGCTTGATGATCGGCTCATCAACGGTCGCCGAGCTTTTCGCTAACAATTTGGAGGCACGCTGAATCATGTCGTTGGAGGGAAATCCCGCATTCTTGTTCTCGTTGGCGAATGTGCCATCGCTGTTTCTGAGCTGTTGTTTCGCTTGCGCTGACTTAATGGACATGATTTCGTTCTTTCTATTCAGATGACGGGATTCGCGGGAACGCTCGTTGGATTGCCTGCTGCGACATACTGCCCATAGTCCGGGTCGTCTTTGCAGAGTGTCCAGTCTCCGCTGCCGTCATCGTGGTAGGTCATGTGTGATTTCACGCCTTGTTCGATGAGACATCCATGGGAGCAGGTGTTGAGACGGTTTTGTTCGGGTAGTTTCATATAGCCGTCGAGGCTGTTGCGGTCTGCTCCGGGACGGAGCACGAAGTCTCCTATTCCGTTTTGGATGTCTTGGATGCTTGTGTTGGCTGCGTGGCTCATTGGTGGGTCTTCCTTCAATTCTCTATGTGGATATATTCAGTATAACAGGCATATATCGTAGAAGAAAATCCCAATGAAAGATATTCACGGTTTAAGGCAGGCGCCTGGTGCCGAGAAAGCCGAACTGACGTCCGCAGATTCTCCAGCCTCTATCCACTTTAGGCATTCTCGAAAGCCTCCTGATCGAACTTGGTATCCACGTGGACGGTCCATCCGCTGCTGATCACCTCATTGCAATAGTGCTTGCGGGATGCGACCACCTGGGATTGCAGGTACCTGTTGTCCCTCAGCTGTTCCGCAGTGGGGTTGCCGAACAGTGGCGTCGGTATTCTTTTCGACCCGGTCTCCGTGACGAAGTACAGGTTGAGCACCGTGTCGTCTTTTACGCGGCGCATAAAGTCGCCGAGTTTTTCGGTCTTGTCTTCAGACAATGGATCTCCTTGCTGTTCCATACTTTATGTAGATATATTCAGTTTAACAGGCATAACAGAATTGTTTCAGAAAAAAAAGAAAAGGTGCGGCTCACCCAAAAAGTCCACAAGGGGAAGCCGCACCATAGGAGAATCCAAAAAAACCTGGATTAACACCGAGGGGACTTGGGCTGAGGAATGAACCTTCGTCCCGATACCTCAACATACCGTGCCGCTTCAGCCGTTAACGGCAGGATGTTGAAAGAATCAGCGAATTCCCGGATTTTCCTATTCCCCAGCGGTTTGACATTGCTCGAGGAACCCGATTGTCTCGCTTTTCTCCCAACTGCTCATGGAAAGTCCATACTTGTCTTTGATGTAGACGCGCTTGGCCATGTAGGAGCACTGGTAGCCGCTGTTGCTCGGCAGCCAGACGGATGGGGTGGATGCGGCCCATCGTCCGACGGACTTCTTGGGGACACCGCTCCCGTACAGGTTGATGCCCTCGCTTTTCGCATTGTTGGCATCCCCCTGGCTGGCAAGCAGCACGTCCGGATCGTTCGCGTATTTCACGCGATCGTTTTTCCTTGAGTTCTTCCACAGGCCGGAGGCCCATGCGTCGTTCAAGGCGACCACATGGTCGATCTGCACTGTGGTGCTGTCTCCGCTGACGGTCTTCCCATTCTTCACGACGCTCTTCCGGAAGTTGATGGTCTGGCCCGTATAGGGGTCATGCAGTGTCCCGGATTGCACCTTGCAATTGGAGTCCATGACCGGATTGGTCAAGTCACGGTTGAGAATGTAGTCGCGGGTGGTTCCGTATCCGCAAAGCTGGTCGCTGTTCTGCCAGTCCCCGAAATCCTCGGCGCGATTGTAGCCCTTCGTATGGGGTGTTTCGGTCGGGAGGTTCCGGGCGGCTGTGATGGCTTCGGACACGCTCATGGGGCTTGCCGCGGAAGCCGGCAGTCCGCTCGCTCCCATATCCGTGTTCGTGGAATCCTTTTCTCCGGTGTTCCCCGAGGAGGCCAGACCGTCTTTGATCTGGCCTTCGATTTTCGACAGGTCCGGTTTTTTCAACCCCAAGCCGATGTTTGTTTTCTGCATGGAGTCTTCGCCCGGAAGTATCTGACTGATGCTGGTTATTGCAGGCAACCCGAATTGTGGGGCGACCGTGGCCCATACTCCGGTTTGGATGATGACGATGATGGTTATGAGCACGATGGCCAAGCCGCCAAGGATGCCGGCGACGGTTATGCCGGTCTTGTTTTTTCTCGATGCCACGACGGTTTCCTCTTCTAGAACAGTCCGCTGATGATGGTCCAGACGACCGCGATGCCGAATAGGATGACGATGATCGCTCCGAACAGGTCGGCGTTGCTGTTGACGAATTCCGCAAATGGGGGAAGTTCCGGTTTCTTGTCATTGGCCATGATGGTCTCCTTAGTTGTTTTGGCTGTCGGATGCCGTACCGTCCGACGATGTGCCGTCTGAGGTGTTGTCCGACGTGCCGTTGCCCGATGATGCCTTGGAACCGTCGGCAGTGGAATCGTCGGACTGGGTGTCCTGCGATGTGGTCCCGGCGGAATCGGTGCCGCCGGTCTCGTCGTCGGAGTTCGCCGAGGTCACGTCGCTTTTGCTCAGTGCGTTCGCATAGGGGCTCAACGTCCTGACGCTGCCATCCGCTCCCCAGTCGATGATCTTCGCGTTACCGGATGTAGGGTTCTTGACCAGTACGGTGATGTTCGTCTTGACGGTCGAGCCGCCGGTGTTGTCCGAAGATGACGTGTCGCTTCCCTTATCGGAACTGTCTTGCATCGCGGCATACGGTTCGAATGTGATGCTGATCGACGCCGCAGCATAGGGAGGCGTGTCGCTGGATTGTTCCTTTGGCACGGATTGCCCGTTCTTGTCGCACTCCACAAGCCAGTTGATGCTCACGTTTTTGAATGTTCCGATGGCTGCTGGCTGGTAGGCGTGCTCGCTGTTCGGGTCCCCGACCAGCACGGTGAACGCGTTGCTGTCTTTCCCGATGTAGGCTTTCGCCCAAGCGTTGACGACGTTCTGGAAGCTGGACGCCTGGTCGATGCGAGAGTATCCGGATGGCGTATAGGATTGGGCTCCGCCAGCGCCGCTTGCTTTCAACGGCAGCACTGTTGGCTCTCCCACGGCGGTGGCCACGTTGTTCTTCCATGAAATGAGCTGGGTTACGTCGCGGGTGGATCCGTCGGACAGGTCGGTCAGGGAGAACTGGTGGCTCCACCAGTCGGTATGTTCCTTTCCTGTTCCGGTGTCCTCGTCACTGGATCCGACTTTTGTTGCCGAATCCCATAACAGGTTCGTGGTCCCGTAACGGAATGGTCCTTTGTTTGTGTCCAACCATTTGTTGACGGACGCCAAGGCTGCCTGTTTTCCTGGTTTGTCTACGCTGATCTCCTTGTATTTCGCGCTCAACATGGAACCCATGTCCTGCAGCGTGCTGATTGCGCGAATGCTGATGACGGGAGCGACGATTCCGGCGATCATGAACACGGTGATGAAAACTTTCCACCAGCGGGTGTTTCGCATGGCGCGTTTGATTGCCGTCAGTTCGACTTCGTTCTTCCGTTTGTCTTCGGTGATGTCCATTGGAGATTCAACGGATGCTTTTCGTGCCACTTCGTCTCCTTGAGAATCTGAACGTGTTATCTAGTGTCAGACTATCCGGAGTCTCAGCGTGAAAGCGGTGGAAGTCGGGAAAAGAAAAAAGAGACTCGGATACTGCCGAATCTCTTTTTGTGTCAGCGGGTCTGCGCGTATTTTCTGGCCAGCTCCATGTCAAGTCCTCCGTTGACGAAGCATTGTTCCACCGCGGCGTTAAGAAGAGCCTGCGTGGTCATGTTCGTCTCGACCGACTTGATTCGCAGCGCGAGATAGTTTTCATCCGTCAGGTTCGTGCCGAGCCTCCGGTCGAACGAATACACGGGCTTCCTCCGGCCGGCCCTCCCGGATGCTTCATTCGTTTTCGTCTCATGATCTTCCGGGATGGCTTCAGAGACTGCTTTCTGCTCGGGAGCCTCGACCGTCATCTTCGGTTCGGGGGGTTCGGATAGGAGAGGCCGACGCCCCATGTCGCGAGTGTCCTGCAGGCCGCGTCCGAAAGCGCTGTTGATATTCTTTACCATGTTTCAACTCCTACTCGATGCCGAACTGTTTGACGAGGTCAATGAGCTCTTGGGTGACGGAAGCGTAATCCCTGTTGTCTATCTGGTTGGTTCCGTACAGATTCTTGATGGCTTCCCTCTCGTGGATGACCGTTTCGAATCGTGTTGCCTCCAGCTCATCCAATTGTTTCACTGCGTCACGCGCGAGTTTGGTTCGCGCTTTCACTCGCGTGAGCAGGATGATGCCGTTTCTGGCGGCCGCATAGGTTTTCCCTGCATGGCTCAAATCGCTGATGGACGGCTGGCAGGGGATGATTGACACGTCGGCCGCCTGGAGTGCCGTCTGCACCGTTCCCGCATCGGATGGAGGCGTGTCGATGATGACCCATCCTTTGTAGCGTTCGCGAATCCTGTCGGGCATTCCGAGGATCACGTCATTGGTTTGGATCACGTCGAAACCCAGCTTGTAGGGTTTGTGCGGAGTCCCGTTGGCTTCGTCTTCTTTGCGACGACGATCGTCCTCAATTCGCACGTATTCGTCCCAGAGCGTCGCACCACCGGTGTTGTCGGCGTCCAGAACCGTGACGTGTTCGCCGCGTCGGGCGAGGCATCCGGCGATAAGCATGGCTGTCGTCGTTTTTCCGACGCCGCCTTTGATGTCGGCGACCGCGACAAGAATCGTGCTTTTCAGCATGCTGTTTTCTCCTCTGTTCACGTTTTCCGCCGCCAAGGTGGAGGCGTGGGACGCGCTTTTTTTATGTGGCCACATTCAGTGTAGCAGAGGCGCATTTTTTTGTGGAACCAGCTCTCCCAATCAACAGGAAAACAACACAATGCGGGAATGATCAGGCAGAAAAAACACTTCCGCATTCATCTGCCAAACCATTCCCGCATTCCCACAGTTCTTTGCGAAAATTTTAGGATGCCGTAAACAACAGCCTCTCCAAAAACGCTTTGAGCAACACGCCCAAATCCGGGAGCTGACTAGCGATCCCCTGCATCCATTCACGGATGGGAATGCCCATCGCCTCCAGGACGCCGCTGATGACCCACACGAAGAACAGGCCCGCGCATATCCTCGCCGCAACGGACAACATTCTCATCGAACGTCCCATGATCTTCATGAAGACGCTGCCGCCGCCGACCGCCAACAGGAGCAGGGTCAGCACGGCTCCCGTTGGCGTGAACATCCAAGCGAACAGGACGGTGAGAAAATCGGCGGCTCCCTGCCCAGCCGTCTGAGTAACAGTGCCGGTGTCCATCAGAATGCATCTCCATCCGTTTCGAACTCATCAGACGTTTTCTGGCGAGGTGGGTTCTTCGGCGCGTTGAGGTTCGCATGGTATTTCGCCGCTGCTTCCTTGACCTCTCCCGTGATACGCGCGCTCTCCAATGCGTCGGCGGCTTCCTGCTCGCTCATGTGGCCCTGTTGCCGGAAGTTGTGCATCATGCTGTTCTCCACCACCCCGAACGCCTTGTCTCCATCGGAGTTGAGACTTCCGTCCTCGGAGTGCATCTCGTTCAATGATTCATCGAGATCGAACGGATTGTCTTCGACCGGAGCAATCGGAGTCATGACCGTCGTGGGCCTGTTGCCCAGGCTTAGGATTTCGTTGCGGCTCTTCTCCGCTCTGGCTCCCAGTGCGCCGATTCCGACCTTGGCTCCATGCCAGAAGTCACGGTTGGTGGCGAGCTTGCCCAATGCGACTGCACCTGCCGGCAGTGTGATCGGGTTGGATGTGAGTGCGGCAGCGGCGATACCGGTCGCCGCGACTTTGGCGCCACGCTTGACCACGTCACGCAACGGTTGGGATTGCATGACACCTAGGGCTGCCTTGCCTGTCGCGCCCAACAGCATAGCTCCTCCGCCCAGGCCGCGTGCGGTCTGATTAAGCAGGCTTGCACCTTTTGCCATGGTACGGGCGCGGCCGAGCGATGCGCCGGGATGGCGGGCCATATAGTTCTTGACGCGATCATCGTAGGACATGCCGCCCGTCATGAACGCCTGAGCTCTGTCGGCTTGGTTGGCGAAACGTGCGGCGACTCCTGCGAGGGACCCGCGTACGGTGCCTTCGTTCATGCGCCCCCATCTATAACTGAGGGAGTCTGCTCCGCGGGCTGCGATCGCATCGTATTCTTTCGCGTTGCGTCCGTACAGGTTGCGGTCGCCGCCGTCGAGGTCAAGATTCTTCCTCTCCGAATCGAGCATGGAGTCGAGTTTGCTTTCGCCGGCGGTGGGACCGAACATCCTGTGGCGCGGTCCGGCGTTGCGACTGGACATGCCGCCGTGGTTTCGGCTTGTGAGGAGCCGTCCCATGAGGAGACCGCTGCTTATTCCTCCGCCGATTCTCCTGAGGCCGGCCAGCACTCCGCCTGCCATGGCTCCACCGGTGGCGATTCCCATCATCGCTTTGAAACTGAACGGGTTGCCGACTTTGAGCACGCTGGTACAAAACAGGCTGATGGCCGCGATTGCAAGCACCGGACTGAAACCGCTGATCACGTTGTACATGAAGCTGCTGCTCATTTCGGAACAGAACTTCAACATAAGCTGGCAGATGAATGTGGCGATGGCTCCCAAAGCCGAATACAATCCGCCGGTCATGCTCAGGTTGCACGTGTATTTCACCCAGTTCTTCAACACGTTCTTCGGAGCTTCGCCTATGGGGAAAGCTCTCACGAGGAACGCTACGACGAGGAACAGCACCATCAGGACGAGCATGAGCTTGGTCATGATGAGGATGACGCTGAGCAATCCCCAGACGATCATGTTGCAGATGCCACCAAGCACGGAACCGAATGCACCCAGATTGTCAGGCGCTGAATTGCCGTACAGGTTGTCCAGGGTGATTCGCATCGCTCCTTCTCCGGTCGAAGAATCCTGCGTGTTACCAAGGTTGGCTTCACGCCAGGTTCCGCCGACGTTGGGGATATCGAAACGCCAGCCCAGGTTCGCGGCATCGGCGATGTCCGTGTTCTGGACGTTGCCGCTCGAATCACGGAAGTCATTGTCGTTGTGGAAGGCCTGATACTGGTCGCCTTTGAATTGCTTTGTGCCCAAAGCCACATTGCACAATTGGAGTATGTTCTGGTCTACCTTGACATCGTCCCCGTAGAAGTGGGCCCCGTTCCCGCCTGAGATGTCGCTGAATCCATCCTTCTTCAATCTGACGGTGAGCTTCCCGTTTTTGATGGCTCCTGTATCCTTGTCCCCCATGTTTTTGACGAGGATGTTCCAGCCGTCACGGCCGTACACCTTCCCACTGCCGTCGATACCGCAGGTCTCCCAAAAGATCCCCGCTCTGGTCAGTCGAACATATTTATCCCGGTCGTTCTGCTCCTTTTCCTTGTCATTGACGGAACTGTCCTGAGGGTCGATCCAACCGTGTTCGCTGAACAACCATTCTGCTGTGTCGGAATCGATACTCAAACCGGTTGCCGCATTCGTCAATGTCATTTGCACCGCAGGATCGGTGTTCGTGTTCATGTCAAGCACATGGCAGTATGCTTGCTGTGCGTTGTCGGCCACGCCTGATGGCGTGTTCGGCCCCGCTGACGGATTACCCCATTGCATCGTCACCCATGATCGGAGAGCTGTTTCCTCCCACATGCGGTTCACAGCCTTGGTGATAGAGGATGTGTCTCCCCCGTTGCCGCTGGTCGCGGTGTCGTACTGCTGGTGCATGGCATACAGGTAATCCTGGCAGTTCGTATTACGGTTGAGTGCTTTGTTGCTGAACGCCATCATGTTCGATTCGCCGTCGTTCAACCCGTCCAGATCAAGTCCGACGGTGAGCTTGTTGACTGCGCCGTTGATGGTGTTGACAACCCACCAGGGGCTGCCTGTCGCCGGTTCGGTCGCATTCTCCGCGGTTTTCGAGGCTCCTGTCCCCAACACGATGAGAGCCGCAAGGCACAGCACTGTGGCAAGCAGTCGTTTGCTCGCCTCTTTCGTGGTCCCGATGTCGAATCCCGCCGCGAGAAGCCATACGACGATGGCGGTCACCATCAACGCCGCGGGTATTCCACCGGCCATGACATTGTCGATAAGTTTCGCCGTGGCGTGGTCGACCGACGCTCCGGCGGTCTTCAATGGGGTGAAGCTTGCCGCGAACTGGCTTAGAGAAAGGGCGGATGACCAGCAGAGCTGTGTGATCTGCATCAGCATGTTCGGCAGGATGTCCCTCGTCGTATGGCTGATCAGGGCGGGCACGTTGGAGATGAAACCAAGGATGCCGCTCGATGGTTCGATGCGGCTGGTTATGCTGCCGACATTGCTTCCCCATCGGCCGGACGGAAGACATGTCGTGTAATCGACTTGGGTGCTTGTGGTCGTAGCGCATGCCGGCGCGCTCGCGCCTCCATCGTTTTCGACCATGGCGAATGCTTGGGAGGGCAGTACGACCACTGTCATCAGAACGACGAGCAGAACAATGAACAGCATGTTCCGTCGCGCTTTCATCCTGACCGGGAGGCTGGGCTGCATCTGGGTTGAAGCGCTCACAGTATCCACATCTCCTTCAGACTGCTTAGACGCTCTGGCTGATTCGAATTGGGGTAGAAAACCTCTCCGGCGATGTTCCGGCTCTGCAATCTCCTGAGAAGTCTTTTCCATCGGACCTGCTGGGTCCGGTCTTTGACTTGGCCGACCATGAGGAATGGCGCGGCGACCAAGCCGATGAGAATGAACACCACGCCGAATGTGATGCCGATGATCGGGGCGAGCATAAGACAGATCAACAGTCCTATAACACCGCCGATGATTGTCGAGAACACGGTCTTGGATCGGGCTTCCGTGCTTTTCGTGATCATGAACGTGTTCTTACGTTCAATGGATGCGGTGGATGAGACCTCGGTGATGTCATCCATGGTTTCCCTTGGATGCAATTGTCTTTGCTCGCCCATGAATATGTTCCCCGATCAGATTCCGAGGTAGTCTTTGCCCTGGCTGCCCACGGCGTTGACGATCCAGTCAAGAGCTGTCAGCAATGCCGGAATGGTTATGGTCGGGCCAGCGAAGATGAAGATGACGGCGAGAACGACGATGACTCGTGTGACGCTTGGACAGAACATGGAGACCAGCTGGTTGCTTCGCCCCATCGCCTTGCTGATTCCTCCCAGGATAAGCCCCAAGGCCAAGATCACTGCGGCAGCGGCGCCCACCTTGGTGATGAGCTGTCCGGCGGTCGAGTTGAGGATGCCGTCGAACATGGCGTGATAGCTTCCGACAAGATTGCTGGAAGCGGCGATTTCTATGGTGTTACCCATTATTGGATTCCCTTCGAATTTGGTTTGAAGGAACCCTCCTGCGTTTCCCGAGTGTATCAACGGAATCGGTTGATAACGATAGGTTTTCGGTTTTTAACAAAGTTTCTTGCATTCTCAGACAACACGGGGGACACAGATTAAGAAAAACCCATCCGGCATCAATGGAAGCCGGATGGGTTGGCATGTTTTTTTGCGGTCCTACTTGTCGCCGGGGCGATAACCGTCGTCGAAGTCTTTCACGCTCACGATGAATGCCGGCTGGATCTGTTCCATGTTTCTGGTTCTTACAGCGGCATGGTATTTGGGGAGGTTCGTCACCGCTCCTCCAGTCCACCCATCCAATCCCTCATTGTCGGTCAGACGCGCCGCGGTCAGCGTGGCTATGCGCGGAATCGACGTGTTGTAGCTGATGAACGTCGTGTACCCCAGGAACGAATCCAACAACGTGTCGGACAACTGGGTCGGGTATTGGGTGGCGAACACGAGAATCAATCCGAACGAACGCCCCTGCTCCCTAAGATTCTTCAACACGTCGTCCGACCCGTTCGCCAGCAGGCTCAGCTCGTCGCAGACGAGCATCGTGTGTTTGCCAAGCGTTAACCAGTCCTTGCAGTGTGCGAACACCGTGTTCCAGAACCGGTACATGAGCCACGAGCCCAGAATCTTGTCCATGAGCTCGGGAAGCGAGTGGCCATTGTGCGGGGCGAGCACGATGTGATAGTCGCCCGGGTGATCCAATATCCACTTCCATGTGACGGTGCTGCGTCGCGGTGTGAACATGTGTTCGATGGCGAGGAACTGGTTGACCTTGTTCACCGAGGCGTTGGTACGCTGCAGTATTTCACGATCGCTTCGCGCCGCCTGCCCCTTCTGATCCGGTCGTCCGTACAGTTGTTCTGCGGCACGCGCGGCCAACGTCATGTCTATTCCGAGAGGATCGTCCTTCAACTCCAATGCGAGAGCCCTGCATACCTGTCCAAGCGCTCTGGCTGATCCGGTTTGACCATCCGACCCACACAATGCGACCACGGCCCAGCCGATGGGTGACTGCTGTTGCCTGAGTTGACCGGCCCCGGGATACTGTTGCTCGAGTTGTCTGCATCTTCTTAGGATGTCCCCCGGCTTGTGTTGGTCGTATCGGCTTGCGGCCACGCCGATGGTCATGGATTGGGTGATGATGTTTTGGGAGTCGTTCTGAATGTCGCCGGCATTGAATGCGTATCTCATGGTTTTGGCGACGCTTTCCGCCGTCTCCTGGGCGTTCCTTCCCTCCTGCATTCCGAGCAAATCGAGACCGATGCTGGAAGGGTCGGTGAGGTATATGACACGTGGATGGGAGTCAATCCCCTGCGTTTGCCGATACCGGTCCAGCACTTCCACTCCGGTGTCGTCCTTCATCCAGAAGTGGATGAGTCGTGAATCCGTTCCCCACACGTCACGGCCGGTATCATTGCGATGGCTGATGGCCCATTGGCTGATGCCGTGGGTCAGAACGGTTTTTCCTGATCCGGCTTCACCGCTGATTGCGATTCCGCCATAGAGCTGTGTCGGATCCAAGTATCCGGGACGTCCGGAATCGTCCAATCCGATCAGGACGCCTCCATGGGACAATGGTTCGGGCACCGGGTGAAGATCCTGTTTCACCGCCGTGGATTTCTGCACCGGCATGAACAGTGTGGTCGTGGTCATTGGGCTGAAGACCAAAGTGGTGCGTTGCGGGCCATATCCCGTCGCATACACTCGTTTGTCTTTCATGCCGAGTTTTGTTTCGGTGTCACTGAGATTCGCCTTGCGTTTGCGGCGAAGCCACCAGTATCGGCGTGGGCGTTGGAGAATATCATCCCATAGAGTGTTCCTCCACCATCTGATTCCAGCTGCAACAGTGAAGGCAAGAGGAACGATCCACAACCATGACGGTATCGGCAACAGCATCAAAGAGCAGTACGCCAACAGTCCAAGACATGCGAATTTGTAGTGCGGCGGTACTCGGAAGTACATTCGAGTGCTGTTGTCGTCGTTCAGCATGGCTTTCGCGTTTGCGGAGAGTAGTCCACTCAAAACCCAAGGCACCAGCAGCATCGCCGCTACCGTTCCCGCCAGCCAGAAGAATGTGGCAAGACGAATCGGAGTGATGACGGACAATACCATCGTCAACAGGGTGACAGCCAAGGTCACGATGAGTCCGCCCAACTTTGGGTAGCTGGGATGACTGCTCATGTTGGAGAGCAGCGGGAACATGGCCTGTCCAGCCCGTTGTGCGAGTTCTGCGTTCCGGCGGCTGTCGGCGCATGCTGCGGTGACTCGCGCGCAGAGCGTGTGAGCGGCGACAAATTCGTTGCCGTCCTCGACGGTGGAATGCTCGTCGGCAACCCAATCTCGAATTCGGGCCTGTTCGAAATATCCTTGCCTGCGGAGCGTTACGCTGACATAACTGTCTGCCGGCATCAATGCTTCGACGCTTTTCCGAATGCCGGCGGAATCGGTGCGCATCTTCTCCATCGTCGCCTTTGAATTCAAGCGGGCCCGCCATGGCACAAGAGAGTGAGCTGATCTGCTGATTCCTTCCGGCAGTTCGGGTTCGCCGTTCCCTGGCAGTGGGCTGATGGAAAAGCCGGCGAGATCACCCGCCTTGCGTATGCCTTCGCCATCGCCATGCACATATTCACGGACCGGCTCGTTTCTCACTCTGACGAGCAGCAGCGTGCAGTCCTCCAGATTTCCTGGGACATCATCCGCGATGGATCTCAACTGGTCGCCATCGAGTTGGCTGATGCTGCGAGTCACCTCGTACCATGCTTTTTCTTTTTCTCTCATTCCGATGCCCTCCTGTCAATTCGATTGTTCTGCGGTTGCCGGTTCGGTGGAGTAGAGCATGGCCAAGGGGAATCCTTCCGGCAAGTCGAACTTGGTCAGCTTCTCTCTTTCCAACAGTTGATATAGCCATGTGGTCATACGGACCGTCGCATCCTTGTCTGCCAACGCCCATCCCAAATCCGCATACCCGTCCTTGACGGTGCTCTGGTCGCCGATGGTTTCCCTCATCCGTCGTATGGTCTTCACCGCAATGTATTTGGAAACGTCGAACATGATCGCATCCAATTGCCAGAGTCGTATTTTTTTCAAAGCCGGATTGCGTTGCAGGTTGACCATGAGGAACGGGACCACCAGCGAACGGCGTCCTGTTTCGCAAAGCGTCCGTATCTTCTGCAATGCACGGTAGCGTTCGGTCTTGGCTTCCTCCAAACGCTGCTGGTTGGTTGCGAAATTTTCAGGAAGAGAGTTCAACGCTTTCACCTCCGATATACCCGTAGAATCCTCCCCGGTATGCTTCCGGCTTCCGCCATCCACTGACATCCCAGCCCCATTGGTGTCTGATTGTTTCATCCATGACTGTCCATCCCCAGTCACGGATTGTCGTCACAGGTTTTGTTGATGGGGCGCATCGGCTCCAGTCCGGTGAGAACATGCTGCGTTCGACGTTCAGCATGTCCCGGTATGTTCCAATCCCGCCGGTCGGGTTGCCTTGCTCGTCGAACCAGTCGTCCCATAACGCGAATCCCATACGCGACGCCACGGATGGGTCGCCGACCAACATCTCGTCGGCATGGCTTGCCGTTTCGATGATGCTGCCCAATGCCGGGTACTGCCATTGGCTGGTGTCGCGTATGAGCAGCCAGATACAGATGAGTCCACGTCGTTGCATCGGCGAGTAGGCGAGCAGCTTCGACCAATTGGAGATTTTCTGGCTCATGTTATTTGGGTGGACCTGCACTTCGATTCCCGCAAGCACGTTGTTCGATGCGAGTGCGGTGATGTCCGTCGAACAGCTGTGAGGCAGTCCGGCTTCGCTGACCGCCTGCGGGTCGATGAGCCGGAACGCTCCCCAACCGTCGCCGCCGACGAGTTTGATGTCCGGATTGACACCGAGATGCAGTCCGACGTGCGCCGCATACGTATTGTGGCGCACGTGGCGTCTCATTCCGATCAACTGCTTGTCCGAAAGCATTCTACGAAGCCAAGTTGCTGAATTAAACAGGCCGAGCGTGTTTCGGATGAGTTTCTTGTCGGAGCTCAACGACAACCAGGTTTGCGGGATTATCTGCCCGGAAAATCTTTCGTAAGGACTGAAGCCGATGTCGATGACTCCCAGCCGACACAACGCGCCGTACAGGTTCGGTTCGTCGCGATGGAATTCGGGAGCTCCTTTCACGGAGAGTCCCGCCCGAAGCTGGTCGACGGTGCATGTCCTCCATGAAAGCAATGCGCCGATGATGCTCGTAACCAATTCACTGTTTGCCTTGACCATGCTTTCCGCGAACAATCGGTTCGGGACGATCCACTGATGACGTTGCGCCAACACTCCGGGGTGTTCGTTGTTCGCCACGTCGCTTCCGCGAATCCAATCGGCGTCGCTACCCATCGGCCATAGAGCACGGTCATCGGGATTCGGTGTGAGTGAGAGATCAACCACGATGGAACCACCCTTTTTTCTTTTTCACTTCGAACTTGGCCGGTTCGAATCCCTTATCGGGCAGAACCCATTCAAGGGTCTGCTCTCTCGCCAAGTCCAGATTCGAGTCAGCCCAATTCGATTTACCGGATGCGATCAGATTGCCGGCCTCGACCGTCTGGTACTCGACTCCGAGAAAAATCCCGTATCTTGAATAATCAAGTGGCCGGTAGTCTGTCATTCCGACCGGGACCGTGTCTTTTATTCCGATACATTCTCGGGGCAAACCGTAACGGGGAAACGCGCTGAGCAGATTCAACGCATCTCCTTGCGTTTGCACGCCGGCCTTGACGATGACCAGGCAAAGGTCGCCGGCAAGAACGTAGGGGACGACCATTCCTCCGGCGGCTGTGGTGCTGTCCTGCAGATCGTCTGCGCTGATACGGTCGAGATCCAGGACGACGAAGTCCCAGAGCTTGCGTGCTTCCTCGATGTATGCGCGGTAGTGGTCCCACGACACCATCGCACCGGCCGGTGGAGCGAACGAAACATCGTAACCGATGTTGAACATTCGTCCCGAATTGGCGCCGTATTGTGCCGCCATGCCGGGACGCCAGTCGGCTATGGTGCGCGCCGGCATACGCTGCCCAGGGTCGAAGAAGGAACGTTGCGATGACTGTCTCATGTTGCCGTCGATAAGGAGGGGGCGTAGTCCTTTTTCTCTTGCCCGCTCGCATAATCTGCGTGAGGAAACCGTCTTTCCCACGCCTCCAGTGTTCGATGTGACAATGATCATGGGTGCCGTCTGGCGGGTCCTGTTCAGGATGATATCGCCTACCAGACGCTTGTCGATTGTCTGTATCCGCCAGAACTCGTGGACGAAATCCGTGATGCTTCGGTCCATGAAATATTCGGGGAGGGCCTGCGCTCCGATGGGTATCTGTCCGCGGTCGATCCAGTAGATTGTCCAGCCTGCATCGGCGACCGGCATCCAGTTTCCCGGGAGGTTCGTGAACACGATTCCCTGACGGCCTGGACGCACCGGGTGCCTTGTCAGGAAGTCTGCCTGGGCTGCGAAATCCTCTCCTGCGGGCACCCTCCAACGCTGTTCGGGGACCTTGGATCGCAGCACGTCGAGGATGCCTCCATGTCCGATTATCAGACTTGCCATCTTTTCTCCAAGTTCCTTTGAACTGTTTTTTGCTTGTTCCGGGGGTTTGCTCCGGAAAGAGACCATTTTTGACGAAACAACACTGATTTAGTTTTATTGACTGTTTTTTGTTTTTGTTGCTTGTTCGTCAATCGTCCTGTCTGTTCATTTCTTGATATTACGTCATATCTTGTTATGTGCCGAATATTTGTTGAAATTAACCATTCAGGATGATGCTTTGCTGATGTATGGGTTGTTGCGGTTCGTTGCTTTGTTGCGTTTTCGTTCCGTAGGTTCGTTGCTTTGTTGGCAATGTTGCGGTTCGTTGCTCTGGTTTTACCCTGCTGTGATGTGGTAATGATGTCTTGGTGTTTGTGTGATGTGTTGCGGGTTGGCTTCTTTCTCTTGTTCTTGGATTGTCTTTTTCTTATTTTTTTCTTCTCTTCTTTTTTCTGACTTTTCTTGGTTGCCTGCCTGCTCTTTTGTTTTTGTCCGTGATTTTTCTGGTCCGCTAGTTTGCATGAGAAACGGCGGCCGCGCGGCGCCGCGCCGAAGTCAAAACGGTTAATTTCAATATTTTTTCGGTTATTCGTTGTTTGCTCGGATACAGTCGTTGAAGACGGTTCACTCGAACGGTCCTGCCTTGACGAAGGGAGTTAACGATGGCAGATTTTCCATGGAACAACAATTTCGGCACCCCGACCCCAGCCCCGGCGCCGGTCGACGATTCCAAGCCGGTGAACGAAGCCGGGCAAGCGGACGATTCTGAGAACTGGTCGGCATCGGGCGAGGATTCTCAGCCTGACGTCCAGCCGGAAGAGACGGATTCCGTCGATGAGACAACGCCCGACCGTGAGGAAGAAACCTCCGTCAAGGGTGCCAAGACCACGCGGCGCAAGACCGCGAAGAAAAACTCGTCCTTCCCTCATTTGGAAGCCGCCTCGTACGCGAAGATCAAGGACATGCTCGACGTTCTTTCCGATGACCGTACCGCGAACATCGCCAAGATTCTGTGCGAGACCAGCAAGACCGACGCTCCGGTTCTGCTTGAGGTGTTGACGGAAACCAAGACGCGGAAGCGGGTCGCCGAATTCTCCAAGTTCGTCAAGGAACTGGCTGGCGCTCAACCGTCCGACCTGAAGATGAGGCTTGCTTTCGCGTTCATGGAAGACAAGACTCTGTCCAAGACTCTGTTCGCTGTTTTGAATGCCGCCGAACCGGATCGTGGTTTCGGCCGCGCGTCCGGTGAGCCGATGAAGGATGTCAATGCGGTGGCTGAACACTGGGGTGACGGCGTTGATCTCAGTGTGGTTGAGAAGCTGAAAATCTGACGGCCGGCATCTCGGGATGCTTGAACGGTTGGATACGAACATGGATCCGTATCCAACCGTTTTTTATTATTCCGCGATGAGCTGCACACGGTTCTCCGCCTTTGGCGGCATCCCGTATGGTCTGATCACGAGGCCCGCCCTCGTCAACGAGAATACCCAGATTTTCTGAATCTGGTTGAGCTTTGTGAGGCTGACGGTGAGGTGTTTGGTGGACACCGTCTCCGTGCTCGTACCGGGGACGATCTTGTATAGATTATTTCGACTGATATACAGTTCCTTCTGCTCCGGACAGTAGAGCGTCGCGAACACCAGCAGATCCAAGGACAGGCTTCCGCCACTGGTTCCGACGACGGCGGAAAGAGGAATCTCCTTCGGTTCGCGCGACATCAATCGGACGTATTCCCAAGTGAAGGTAATGGTTTTTTCGTTCCAGCTTTCGCCTTGGACGATGTTCGTCTCTTCGATCGGTTTTATTTCTTTGCCGTCCCTTGAAGTGAACGTGATGTCCTGATAGCCGATGATGCTGGTGACCGTATTCTGTCGGCCGCAGCCTCCCGTCAGCATGCCCATTCTGCGGGCCACTTGCCGTACGTCCTTGCCGATGGTCAGCGTCCTGGTCTTGCCGTTGTAATCCGCGTTTTGTGTGTTCACGAACGTCGTGAACAGGATGCTTAGGAGTCGAGGAGTCCTGCCGAATGCGAGCGGATGTTCGTTGCCGCGCACGTATGGGATGAGCGGGTATGCCTCTTCCGCGACGTAAAGAATTCCGAATCCTGTGGCTATGCCGTTGTCCATCCCGACGCTTCTCAGCCTGTGTATTTTGTTGAGCATCCCGACTCTTCCCCTGTTTTTGCTTTTTCGGTTGATACCAACAATTTTACGGTTTTTCATACGCGACATGCCAACATACCCAGTAAGGCAGATGCTTGTTTTACACCGTCGAACCGAAGACCTACTGGCCTTTCTTCCTGGGACTGAGGTTCAGACACTGCAGCCGGTAATGAATTCTGCAGGACACCAGTTTCGGGTCGAGTTTCCCATACGCATTCCGGGCCATGTCGATATACAGTCGACACCCCGGATCCGACAAAGCGAAATCACCGACACTCCAACCCAATGGTTCCTCCTCGTGAGACTTATGCCTCGCCATCAGAAAAAACAACCTCCGATTCACACCGATTCGCATCCGGATTCGACGGCCGACGCGCCGTCCAAGTTGGTCAAAAAAAGGCGGGCATGCTGGAGGCGTTGGGGTCGTCACCCGGCATGCCCGCCGGTCGTGGTTCTTATTTGTTCCACTGCGGGCCGTTCGGGAATGAGATGGGCGAGCCGCCCCACATCTGCCTGTCTGAATTGATCATCGCTTCGGTGTATCCGCCGTCCATGAGACTCTGGGTCCTGAGGTCGAGGTCGGGCCTATAGTGCTTGGTGGCTGGCGGTATCATGCCCATCATGTCCCCGCTGTTGAATCGGAGGACTTCCTTGTCGGCTTCCTCGCCGGCGATCAGCACGTCGATGTTGTTGAGCAATGTCATCGCGCTTTTCGTGTACGGGATGTCCCCTCTTCCGATGCTGCCTGTGAAGGTGATTTTGCATTCCCGGAGAAATTTGATGTGTTCGTCGATGTGTTCCAAGAGGTTTGTGGGTGTCGCTTCGACGAGGTACGATCCGATGTTCGGCTCTGCCGTGAAGGTCATGTTGGCTCCTGTTTTTTTGATATCAACCGATTACGTTTTGCCGTTTTGTGGGGAACCGCAATCGCCGTCTTCGGCATCACTTGTGGTGGCCCTGAGATAATTGCGTTGGGGTTCCGCTGTTTTCTCGGTGTGTATCTTTTGTTTTTTTATGTGGACGCGTTCAGCATATCGCGACACTCCGAAGATTCACCCCCTCCCCTTAATTCTCTTTTACTTGTTATACTGAATACGTCCACATAAATCGAAAGAAAACAACGACAACCAATGGAAGAACACGACAAACGCTTCTGGCGAAACATGACATTCGCCCAGCTCAGAAACCGACGGGTACGAGTCTCCGCATACGGCGGCGACATGATCCTCGAATTCCGACTCACTCCCGGAATCGGACACACGCTCGGAGCCCGGCAATACACTGTCAACGGCTTCGACATCGGTGAACTGTTCCACGAAGGCCATGACGGATTCATGGAACTCACCCGGCAGAAAGCACCCGTCAGCATCAAGCTGCTCCCCGACGAACCCGAATACAAAATCATCGAAGACATCACCGGCGTGCAACCCAGAGACGTCTTCGTGCAAACGAACGGGAACAAATATCCAGTACAGGAAATCACCGATGACGGCCATTGTCTAGTCCTGATTGACTCCAACACCTATCGGATTGATGACGACGCATTCGACCATGCTTTGCGACCGGCACCCGCACGAATTCCGGATCGCCCCGGACTGTGGGAGGACAAGTCAGACGGCCTGTACACCGTGTGGAAAAACGGTCAGGAGCTTTGGATCATGCAGATACGCGAGTCCGATGGGCGTTGGATGAACGGCCCTGCGCTGCTAATCGGCAAGACGGGAGAAAACGTCAACGATTCAACGACAAAGGATCTGTCCTCGAAAGCTCCATTCCGATTCCATGATGAAGAACTGTGAGGGGAGAGAATGCAATCCGTCACCAACATTTTCGACCAACTGCGTCTCTCTCCGCCTATTCCTGGACCGCTGCACAAGAGAACGGTTGACGCTGCGGATCTTGGCACCACCGCCGAGGTTCTTGCCGCGGCGAAAGCCCTATACCGGCTCGTCGAAGGTCGTAGCGGCCGTCAGATTCTCGACTTCGGGCAACTCCCGAAACGAGATCAGAACCGGTACATCAACGAAGCGTTCAAAGCCTTCAACGATGCGCGAAAGGAAATGAAGTGCGGTTCCGAACGAAAATCCTGAACCACTTCTGCCGAGGATGCGGAACACTCCTGTCGGCAGATGAGAGACAGACCGGACTCTGCTCTTCCTGCTGGTTCGAAAAGGAGAAGAAGCAGTCCCTTGATGACAAGGACTGGCAGGAGGAACTGCTTCGAGAACTCGACGGATATCAGCCGATGGCGGGCCGATAAGAGACCGTAATTCAGAACGACAAGGAAACCGATGAGTATTTTTTTCATACAAGAAAAATCAGTTGACGGTTGGAAGCCCGCCTGGCATCGGAGTCTCATGCCTTCTTTCGAGAGCAAAAGACAAGCCATGCGCACCGTCCGAAGATATGTCATGCAACACGACCGAACGAGGCCAAGCATGTTCCGGATTCTCAAGATGAAGGTCTGATATGACGGTGCTACGCATCGACAATGACGACGGATCATGCCGGCTGGAGATACCCGGGACCAATCGCCGCTGGTCCCTGATCCTGTTGAGGGTTCCCAGCTTTAACGGGTTCAGCGCATACGTGACACCACAGGGCGGAAAGCTCGACGAGAACACTCCGAAAACATCCGTGTCAGACATCAGCGACCTGATTTCCGTACGCGACTTCATCGATGAAACCATCGCACAACACAATCAAGGACCAATCAGTGGCAGAAGAACAAACCCACTTTGAAATCATCGAATGCGAGAACCACATACCCGTAGCGATCCGTCAATTCGACTCGGAGGAAGAGGCCATGGAATACCTGAACATGCGTCTCAAATCAGAACAGCCAACCCATCCATCCGAACGCCATGAGGCACAGGAATCCGAGGGGACGACGGCGCAGGGGCTGCATGAATTCTCAGAACAGCTCCGCATCCAATCCATTCTGCGCATGCTGGAAATGAACGCAAGAGGAGAATTCAACGCCTTCGAACGCATCGAACTGTATGCCGCGCTCAACAATCAAAGAACAAGAAAAGCTCTTGGAATCACCGTCGAATCCTCTCCTCGCAAACAGAACCGCCAAAGGATTAACACGCAATGACATCAGGGAAAAAGCTCGATCGGGAAACCGTCAATTACCTTCGTGCGCTGCCTGAAATCGTGCGCAGAGTGCAAGGCGGACGAATCTACTACACGAACTCCTTCAGGGCGCAAGCGACGGCACGCTATGCCATGGGAGACCGGCCCGTCGACATCTTCCGCGACAACGGGATAGGGCCCGAAGTGATCGGGTACAAGCGCATCGAACGCTGTATCGCCCGGTGGAGAGAAAACCCGGACGAATTATCCGCAGTCGATAGTCGGACGGCACGTCTGGAGCGCATCGAGGAAGAAATCAAATACCTCGAGCAGCAGGCGAAGAAAATCCGACTGGCCGAGGACAAGGAGGCGAGCAAGCAATGAACGATCCGTTTAACCAGGAACTACCACACAAGGATGAAGCGGAACGCACCGTATTGGGTGCGATGCTCCAATCCCGTACCGCCATTGACGAGGCGCGTCAGAAAATCACGGAAAACGACTTCTACCAGCCGAACAACAAAACGATTTATCGTCTGATCTGCGACCTGTCCGATCAACATGGCGACGTTGACGCCACACTGCTTTGTACAACATTGACCGAGCGGAAAATGCTTGATCGTGTTGGCGGTCTGAACTACGTCGGCAAGCTCATCGATTATGCTCCGACCACGTCGAATGTCGGCATCTATGCCGACATGGTCAAAGACGCGGCGAAACGACGCGACATCATCGCCATCGGCACCCGTATCGCGCAAATGGGTCATGCGAACGATGCCGACACCGACAGTATCATCGGCAACGCCTTGGACGAGGCGTTCCATATCGGAGAAGACGATTCCAATACCGATTACAAGGACATCTATACGGTTTCCACCGACATGCTTGACCATCTCGACAAGATTCAGAAGGGGGAAATCACCGAAGGAGTCCACACCGGATTCAGGGACATCGATGACGTGACCCACGGTCTGCAACCAGGGCAGATGATCGTCGTCGCCGGACGCCCGGCCATGGGAAAGTCCACGTTGGGAATGGACTTCGCACGGAATGCGGCCATTCATGACGACCAATGCACAGTCGTCTTCAGCTTGGAAATGAGCCGTGAGGAAATCGCGCAACGCCTGTTCTCCGCCGAGACGAACATTCCGTTGAATGTTTTCCGCGACCCGTCTCAGATGACCGACGAACGATGGCGAACCGTAAACGGTTTTTGGCAGAAGCTCGAGGACAAGCCATTGTATATCGATGATTCCGCGAATCTTAAGGTCCCTGATATTCGAGCGAAATGCCGCAGGTTGAAGGAGACGAAAGACCTGAAACTCGTGGTCGTCGACTATCTGCAGCTCATGTCCAGCGGGCGCATGACCGAGAACCGTCAGCAGGAGGTAAGCGACTTCAGCCGCCAGTTCAAACTGTTGGCCAAAGAGCTGCAGGTGCCGGTCGTGATCCTCAGCCAGCTGAACCGCAACGTGGAAATGCGCGCCGACAAAGTACCTCAAATGAGTGACCTACGCGAATCCGGCTCCATCGAACAGGACGCCGACGTGGTGTTCCTCGTACACCGTCCCGACGCCTATGACAAGGAAGATAGGCCCGGCGAGGCCGACATCATCATGGCCAAGCATCGCAACGGCCCGACCGAGACTTTCCACCTTGCTTTCCTTGGCAGCAACAGCAAGTTCAAGGACATGCCGCAGGACTATACGACCGGAATCTGACCCACAGGAAAATAGAAGGAAACAGATCATGGGAGAGAAAATCACCGCCAAAGTGGAAACCATCACCCCGGAAATAGCGAAAACCATGCTCGGCGAAAACGTCAACAACCGGCGTATCAGCCGAGACAACGTCAACTTGTTCGCCCGCGAAATTCGCAACGGCGAATGGCGGTTCAACGGTGAGGCCATCAAATTCGGCAAAGACGGGCGACTGCTGGACGGCCAGCATCGTCTGCTCGCCGTCATCGCCGCCGACAAGCCGTTGACCACGCTCGTCATCCGAGGGTTGGAAGACGAAACCCAGCAGACCATGGACAGCGGAAAAACCCGCACCTTGGGCGACGTGCTCACCTTGCGCGGAGAAAAGAAATCCACGCAGCTCGCCTCACTGGCCCGCGCCGTGTATCTGGCCGACCAGCTGGGCATGGAGGCCGCCGCTCAGAACGATTTGAAACCCACACGCGGTGAGATTATCTCGTTCATCGACCAGACCCCGCAACTGGCGGACGTGCTCGCCGCATCACGCGCGTTCCGCAGCCAATCCGGGGACATGCTGACCAGCAGCATGTTCGCCTCGCTCTGGTGGACGTTCGCGCACATCGACACGGATGCGGCCAACAGGTTCTTCACGAGCCTCGCCAGCGGCGCGAACCTGCAAGCCGACGATCCGATCCTCATACTGCGCAACACGTTGATGGCTCAGCCTCACAAGGCCGGCCGTTCCACCCGCGACAACCGTGTACGCATCGCCGCATTGACCATCAAGGCGTGGAACAAGTGGCGTAAGGGCAAGCCTCTCCGCCAGTTAAAGTTCTCAGCCGGAGAATCGTTCCCTACGCCACGCTGACCGGTTATCCACAATCCACAACAACTGTCCACATAAAAAAACAATCAAAAAAGGAACCATCATGGCATACAACAAACGCTACCGCGTCTCCCACACATTCGAAAACGGGACCCGATTCATCGGCACCATCGGGATAAGGAACGCAACCCCGGATTTCCCTGAAAACATCGAAGGCCGTATGATCGTGGAATCGGTTAACGGACGATTCCAAGGCGTCTTCAAACTTGTCAACGGGACTGTCGGCCGCGTTTCTGGCGTAGTACTTCCACCTCAGCCAAAAAATTGGATCTTCGAGCCACAAGGTGCAGACAAGTATCTGCAAAACGAGACCGGGCCGAATGTCGAGCTACCTCGCACCGAACTCGACATCGCATCCAACCGGGAGCCCCAGTATGACAGTGTCCTCAGCGACGGGACTCCCGACGATGCGGAATTGTTGAGTCTCATCGCCTGACCGGAGCGAGAAAAAATGGCACAGATACCATCCGGATTCACGTTCAACGACGACATCACCGAAGACGCAAGCGAAAGATTCCCGCCGCCCGCATTGGGCTCCACCAGCATCAACTGGAATGATGCCGGCAGCGTATACGACGCGATTCAACAGGTCAGCGAACAGTTCAAACAAGCGTTCGCCGACCTCATCGACCAGTCCGCAAAAGGCACTGACAATAGCGTGGAATCACGCCTGTTCTTCACCATCGCCGCCTACAGCGCCATGAACGAACTGCACGACATGACCGCCCCCATACTCTCCAGCACGCTCATGAACCAGCATCCCGACTGGGTGCCGGTCATCAACGGCTGCGAAAGCAACGAGGAACTGATGGAAGCCTGGCCGGACGTGAAAACCGTGCATGACGCGCAAATCCAAGCGAACAAAACCGGACGACCGGTACGAGTCCATTTGAAGGACGCCGACGTGGACGCGATCATCTCAGTACAACCGATAAAAGAGGAGGACTTCCATGCTGAACGAGCGGCCTGAAGGCAAAGACAAATTCGGATATGTGCTTATCGGATTGCTTGTCGCCTTCGTTATAATCCTGGTAACTTCGGCTGTCATCTGGAATTCAAATCATCCTGAGAAAGTCCAAGAAAACTTTGAAAAAATCGACACCCAGCAAGCAGAAGAGAAGAAGGGCGCCAAGCTCGGCCCCTACACCATCCAGTTGAAGGACAAAAAAGTAGTGGACTGCGTAGGTGGAGCCCTATATACCTATAGCGGGATAAATGTTATACCAACCTGCGATTGGGATCACCCAAGACAGCTGGCCCCTGATGAGAAAGCCAACAGGCAAGCCACATACGTGACCCTAGGAAACGGCGAACAGGTTCCCTGTGCAGGCAACAGTTACATCGAATGCGGCTGGCAGTTGAAAGACGAACAATGAGCTTCACCAGCCTCACATCGCATGTAATCCTGCTAATGCTCGTCAGCTGGATGGGCGCCGAACTATTGGCCTCTGGGAATCGGATGATCCGTAGGGTGTTCGGGAAGCTCAGCGTACTGCTCGGCATGTATGCGTTGACATGCCTGCTGATAGAGTGTGGTTTCTAGTGGTATTTTCTACCGCTGGTAACCTTGACCCTCGGTGTCGTGGATACGACCCGTGGGGTAGCCGCACTCTTCGCGGCGTGTCCACCGGTGGGGTGGAATCGTTCGTCGTGTTCCCGTAGGAGCATGGCGAGGATCTGTCTGCGGCCGATCCGACGCCATCCGTCCTCGCGGGAACGTCTCGCGAGTATGTTGTGGCTGGCGTTGATGTCGGCTTGTGACCGGTATCCGCAGCATGTGCAGCGGAAGTGTTCCTGCGTTGGCCGGTTGCGTGGGTTCACGTAGCCGCAGCTGGGGCATTCCTGGCTGGTGTACGCGGGGTTGACCTTGGTGACGGTGATCCCCTTGTTGTCCTCCAGGTCCTTGAGCTTGGCTTTGACGGCGTTTCGTCCGGCCCGGCTGATGATCCTGTTCATCTTCTTTGATAGGCCGCCGTTGCGGAAGTCGAGTTCCTCGACGACGATCTCGCGGATCTCCTGCCGGGAGAGGAGGTTAAGAATCCGGTTGACCTCGTTGCGTGTGTAGTCGCGGATACGCTTGTTGAGGTTGCGGTAGCGGCGTGACTGCCTGTAGCGTATCCCGCTTTTCGCCAGGGCACGCGTCAGGGCGGTGAGTTCCTTGTCGCGTTGCTGAAGCCACGTGTAGAGTTTGAGCCCGTGCAGTTGTCCCTGGCTGGTGGCGAACAGGCTCTTCAACCCCCAGTCCATGCCGATGACCATGCCGGACGAACGCTTACGGGCTTTCGCTTTGACGGTCATCAGGTGCAGGTCGATCGAACCGTCCCTGTTGATTCGGGCCTGCAGGTGGTTGGCTGCCTGTTCGTCGCCGTGGAGGGTGTTCTCGTTCATGCGGGGGTCGACGGTCAGCGGGATGCGGACGGGGTGCCCCTTGTCCAGGGTGGACACGACGGCCCAGTATTGGAAGTGAAACGCGTTCACGGGGGTTCCGACGCGTGCGATCTTGCCGTCCATGCTCATGGTCCGGCAGCGCCTCATATCCGGGAAGGGGACTCGTTCGCGCAGATGTTTGATGATGCGCCGCGCCATCTTGTGCGCGTCATCGGCGACGGACTCCCACCATGCGTGACGCAGGTTGATCCGGTGTAGCGCATGCTTCAAATCGGGGCTGAGGGTGGAGCCGTTGACGGTCTTCCTGAACTCGTCCTCACGTAACGCGATCCATGAGTCCAATGCGGCGCGCGCCTGACGGTCCACGGAATCCCACTGGCGTTGCGACAGCATGTCAGGGAAGCCTTTGGAGTCGATCCAACGCGGCAGGACGCCGGATTGGACGAACGGGCGCGTCCAACAGGACATCGCCAACGTGAGTCCGGCCCGCCATACGGGAAGCAGGGCACGCAAGGCTTCAACCTTGCCTTGGTTCATGGGGGATTTCGCCTGATACGCGTGGTAGGCCATGCTAGTCTTGCTCGCCATCAGACCCTCCCTCCTCCAACAGTCGGACTATCCGTTGGGCCCGCTCCGCACGACGTCGCCCGTACAGGCGGGCGGAAAACGAGTAGATGATCGATACGAGGTCCTGTATCAGGTCCGTCCGGTCATCCGCAGCTTCGTTGACCACGAGGATGCGCCGGCCGGTCTGTTCGGCGAACAGGCGGAACCATTCGAACCCGAACCGAGTCAGCCGGTCCTTGTGTTCGACGATCAGGGTCCCCCAGTCGTCACGCTTCAACAGGGCGGTTAGCTTGCGCCTCTTGTCGTCCACGCCGGACCCGACCTCAGCCACGGAGGCCACGACCCGGTACCCGTTGGCGACAGCCCAATCCTCCATGCGCTTCTGCTGGGCAGGCAATTGGGTCTTGCGTTTCGACGGGTCGGACACGCGCGCGTAAATGACGGCATCCCTCTCCGAGGCCTTCGTATCGTCGGGCACGATGATCGCACCCATCTCATCCTGGTATGCGCCCGGAATCCGCCCTGCCTTGTAACGGTTCCACGCGGCACGATACTGGATGTCGTGACGCTTCGCATACTCGGATAGTTTCATGACATCCAGTATAACACAGAATACCACAGAATACTATACTTTAAGTGACTAGTCGTAAGACGTATCCAACCTGGCCCATGGGCATGCCCCGTTCATCGGTCTGCCGGTCAGCGGAATCATGCTGTGCGTCGCGGTTCTGTATGCGATTCGACATATCGGCGGATACAGGAAAGGACAATGATGGTTGACTATTCCGATTGGTTGAATTCTCTGCCTGGGGAATTCCATCTGAATACTGGGTGGTTTCTGGTCATCAATTTTTGGCGTGGAGACTTCGTCCTTTAGGGCGGAGAGGAAACGCCCGCCTCTGTCTTTCACATTCTATAGTGCTATAATGTGAGCATGGTTAGTTCACGGCAGTTCAAGCGGGCGTACAGGTTCCGCTTCTACCCGACACCGGAGCAGGAGAACCTGCTACGGCGTACGGTCGGCTGCTGCCGTCTCGTGTACAACAAGGCGTTGCACGAACGGTCCACCGCCTGGACCAAGGAACGGAGAAGAGTGTCCTACAAGGACACGAGCGCCCTCCTGACCGGGTGGAAGAAAACCGACGACCTGAACTTCCTCAACGAGGTTTCCTGCGTGCCCCTGCAACAGACATTGAGGCACCTGCAGAAAGCCTATTCGAACTTCTTCAATCAGACCGGCGACTATCCGACCTACAAGAGAAAGTCGCACGGCGGTTCCGCCGAATACACGAGAAGCGCGTTCAAATGGGACGGGCGCAATCTCACGTTGGCGAAGATGAGCGAGCCGTTGGACATCCGTTGGTCCCGCACCCTGCCACGCAAGGCGCAGCCCAGCACCATCACCGTGTCCCTCGACCCGGCCGGACGCTGGCATGTCAGCATCCTCGTGGAAGATACCATCGCCAGGCTTCGCAAGAAGAGTGCCGCGGTCGGCATTGACCTGGGAACCGACAGTTTCGCCATTCTCAGCACCGGCGAGAAGATCGACAACCCACGCCACCGCAACCGTGACATGAAAAGACTCGCCAAAGCCCAACGGGCATTGGCGCGCAAGCAGAAAGGAAGCCGCAACTACGAGAAGGCACGACTCAAGGTAGCCCGAATCCAGGCGCACACCAAAGACCGGCGCACCGATTTCCTGCACAAGCTGTCCACGAGACTGATCCGCGAAAACCAAACGATCGTGCTCGAAGACCTTGCGGTCAGGAACATGAGCCGCAGGTGCAAGCCGAAACCCGATCCGGAGCACCCCGGCCAATACCTTCCCAACAGGCAGGCCGCAAAACGCGGGCTGAACCGGAGCATCACCGACACCGGGTGGCGCGAGTTCCGACGCATGCTCGAATACAAGAGCGAATGGTACGGGCGCACGCTCACCATACTCGACCGCTGGTACCCGTCCAGCCAGACCTGCTCCACGTGCGGTGAGAACACCGGACGCAAACCGTTGGATATTCGCCAATGGGATTGCCCGTATTGCGGAACCCACCACGATCGCGACATCAACGCCGCGAAGAACATACTCGCCGCAGGACTTGCGGTGACCGTCTGCGGACACGGTCGAAGCCGACGTGATGACGCCGGTTCCGACCGTTAGCGAAACAGAAACTCCCTGTCGTGAGATAGGGAATCTCCCGCCTTCAGGCGGGAGAGAAGTCAATGCAATCGTCTCCGTATCCGTCATGTTTCTGATACTCGCTCGCTGCAGAGACCTCACCGATAGCTTAGGTTGGGAAAAATGCCAAGCATGCATCACAAGCCTCATCATCGCCGCCTGGGCAATTGGACTGCTTTGGTTGTCAACTACAACCGGAACGGAGCCACAGTACTTGACGTTCACGGAAAAGACGGAACGGACGTTCAATGTCAGTCATCTGCGTTGCGAAAATATCGGCGGATGCCCATCCAAGAAGCTGCCGGAAGATAGAACCGAGGCCACGTGGCTGCAGGGCAACAGGTATGTCAAGGGGTGGATACTTGTGGACGGCAACAAAGTCGGTCTCGTTGGATCCAATGGAATCCTATTAACGGTTAAGGAATCGTAATGAGCAGGACAATGACCTATGAGCAGCTGGAGTTGAACGGTTGTTATGCGATGCTGTGCGAAGCGTTGCGCGCCTGGTATCGGATCCAACATGACCATATTCGCGAGATCGCGGCGAAAACGTTGAAGGATGTGTACGGGTACGAGTTCCATCTGAACGGCGGAGGCTGCTCATGGAGGCATCCGGAAACAGATCACGAATGGGCAGTCAACGGGATGCGCGCACTCGGATTGCCGGCTGACAAGTTTGAGGAGAATGCTCTGGTGCTCGCCCGACTGCTCGACGGGCAAGCGAAGGACTATGAGATAGCGTCTGGCCGTACTGTAGAGACTATGAGATCCGTATATGGTTCTGATAGTGAACGGTTTGGGGTGGTCGAGCAGTTCCATAATGCTTTCCGTCGTATCGCCACTGACTGGGATCGTACCCTAAACCGTAGTGTCATGGACAAGAATCTGGAACGATTGCTGCCGTTGGCTGCGCATGCTGTGCGAGAGCATCGGGAGGGTCGGACTCCTGATTTGCGACCGATGCTGGGACTGTGTCGTAGGAATCTGGACTGCGATTGATCTATTTTCCTTTGCGGGCAATGACCGCATACATCCTTCTCCAGAATGGGTAGTCTCCAGCCAGACCATGGTCTCAAGATATCTGTTCTAAAGTGTCGTGCAACGGCTGGCGCATCGGGTGCCGGTAAAGCAACGACAAGGAGAAACGGATGGTTGATTCGACTGATGGAAAGTATCAACAATATATGTTCCCGAAAAAAATAGACGGCGAACTTTGCCGTTGGAAGCTCCAGAGGAGAATACTCCCGAATTGTCTCGGTCCATCGAATTCTAGATAGCGTCGAAGAACTCCCCCAGTTCCTTGACGCTATCGAAGCTCCGAACGTATTCCCGGTTCTTGACTTGGCGGCGGGCTTCAAAGTTGCGGGACTCTTTCGCTTCCCCTCTCGGTTCGTGCATATGGTAAGAGCAGGGCTTGTTGGGAGTAGTATCTATGGGCTTGCCAATGAGAATCATGACTATAGATTACAGCTGATTGGCAGGCCTAGCATACCAGTTAAAACCGCCAGTCGACGGTATACCATGAAGAGAAAAAAACGAAGACGAAGGTCCGTCCATGGCTCAAACCAGCATCATTAATTCAGCGAATGATTATTATCTCCGGGATCTGCTCAATCCGGATTCCTTACTTAAATATGTGATTCCGAAATATCAGAGAGAATACTCTTGGCGCAAGCCACAATGGGCTGCTCTCTATGACGATATTATGGGCGAATCGGGGTCTAAGCCTCATTTTCTGGGTACGGTCATCGCCATCAGCGGCGATGATGCCATTCACCCACAGCTGGAGCTGGTCGATGGACAACAGCGTATGACCAGTTTGTCGATTCTTCTTGCCGCCTTATACCGGGAGATGGCGGACAGGCGCGAACAGTTCATTGCGGATGAGAGCAGATTGTTCGAGTCCATTTCCTTGCGGAAAATGCTTGCCACAAACGACAATCCTCGACTCCGTCTTCAGGCTCAAGGCAACAACAATGCAGACTACGTGTATCTCGTCAGTTTGGCAATCTCCCAGAACGGACAAGCACCAACTCCTGTACCTCGATACTGGGGTAACCGAGGCATCGGTAAAGCATACAAGTATTTCCGCAGCCGAATAACCTCTGAGCTGGAAGGATCCACTGACCCGCTGTCCGTCGTGTTCGGCATGGCACGTCGAGTCCGGAACACGGTATTGGTCAAGATAGAAGTACCAGATCACGCCAGCGCCTTCACCCTTTTCGAGAGCCTGAACAATAGAGGGATGGATCTGTCCCCCATCGATCTGATAAAGAACGAAATGCTCGCCCGTGCGGATTCCGACAGGAATCTTAATATCGATAACACCTACGAGAAATGGATGCGAGTCATCGCAGCGGTCGGACCCGACGGCGGTGCCCAGGAGCGGTTCCTGCGCTACTACTACAACGCCTTTAAGTCCACGGTTGGCACTCCGGCGACCCACTCAAACCTTATCCGATTGTATGAGAATTGGCTGGATGAGAAAGGTGTGGATGTCCTATTGGACGAGCTTGCCGAGTCGGGCAGAGTCTACGGCATGCTTGCCGGCTCCACCGATGATTGCGGCCTACCCGCATTCAAGAAGATATCCGATTCACTTCGCCATGCAGGTGGAGCTCAGGGATTCATGCCTTTGATGTGGTTCACGGCGAACCGAGAACGTCTGCAACTATCCGACAAGGATCTTGCCCATATCACAATGATGTTGGCAATATGGTTCGTGCGCCGCAATTTCACCGACTACCCGGCAACCAACACCGTCCAACGATTGTTCGTCGCCATTCTCCGCAATCTAGAGGAAGACGAACCCCGAACCGCTGATCAAGTGATCCAATACCTGCAAGAACAACTCACGAAGCCGACGAATTATGCGTCAGATACACGCTTCGAGGAGTCTCTTCGGGGACCGGTGTACGAGGATAATCGTGACATGACACGCTATGTTCTCGCTGCGATAGCGCAAACCGGAATGACAGGCGAGACTTGGGTTGACTTGTGGCGTATGAACGAACGAGGTACCCAATACTATTTCACCATCGAACATATTTTCCCGAAAACCGAAAACATCACACAGGAATGGATCGATGCCTTCGGCAGCAAGGAGCAAGCGGAAGAGGTTCGTTCCACTTTGGTGAACACCCTCGGCAATCTGACCCTCACCGGGTACAACTCGGATCTAGGGCGAATGGGCTTCGAACGGAAACGCGACCGCAAGGACTCCGCAGGCCGCTACATCGGATACCGGAACGGCCTGAACCTCAACGATGATGTAGTGGACAAAACCAAATGGGATGCCGGAGCGATCAAGGCCCGTACCGATCGCCTGGTGTCCGTCGCGTTGAAACTGCTACGACTGCAATACCCCATCATAAATGTGTAACGTCTACACATTTATGATAGGATAAATGTGTAACGTCTACACATTTATGATAGGGAGAGGCTATGAGACTCCAACGGGCAGCACTGAAAACGCTCAATCAGTGGAAGGCCGCCCCAGACCATAAGCCTCTCCTGATCCGCGGCGCACGGCAGACGGGCAAGACGTGGCTGGTCAACGAGTTCGCGAATGGACAATACGACAACATCGTCTCGGCTGATTTCATGCAACGCCCCTCCCTGGCCGGGATATTCGAGCAGGATCTTGACCCGCAACGGATAGTTCGACAGCTTGAGCTCACATTCAATCAGCGGATACTTCCCGGCAAAACCCTGCTCTTCTTCGATGAGATACAGGAAAGCCCGCGCGCTTTGACCTCGCTTAAGTATTTCACGGAGCAAGCGACCGACTATGACATCATCGCCACCGGCTCCTATATGGGAATATCCAAGCACAGCAAAGCCTCTTTCCCCGTGGGAAAGGTCACCATGATGAACCTGCATCCGCTCTCCTTCACCGAGTATCTGGACAGCATCGGCCAGAACATGATAGCCGACACTATCAGGCAAGGACGGTTCGAGGATATCCCGCAGGCGCTTGAACCACGGATGAACGACCTGCTCAAAACATACATGTGGGTAGGCGGCATGCCGGCCGCGTTAAGCGCCCATCTGGACAATGGTATTCCACAGGATGTGCGGGCCATCCAACAAGATATCCTCAACGCCTATGACCTTGATTTCTCCAAGCACGCCGCCTATACGCTTGGCGAGCGTATCCGCCTCGTGTGGAACACATTGCCATCGCAGTTAGCCAAAGAGAACCGTAAATTCGTTTACGGTGTCGTCCGGCGAGGCGCCCGTGCGCGCGAATATGAGGAAGCGCTCAACTGGCTGACGGATTACGGGATCATTACCAAAGTCCCTTGCCTCGATGCTTTGCATATACCTCTGACCGGATATGAGAGTCTTAACACGTTCAAAATATATCTGGAAGACACGGGCATACTGGGAGCTTTATCTGGTCTCGAAGTGGACACTCTGGTAAACAAGTCGAAGCTCTTTTCCGAATTCAAGGGCGCGTTCGTAGAACAATACGTGTGCCAGCAGCTCGTAGTTCAAGGAATCAAACCTCGCTATTGGACTAATCCGAATCCTCAGGGCAGGGCGGAAATAGATTTCGTTGTGGAACAGGGAGACGAAATTTTTCCTATCGAAGTGAAATCCTCTTCTAATATTCGCGCGAAAAGCCTCGCATACGTCTGCAGCCGATATGGGCTACATGGAATCCGCACGGGAGAAATAGGCTACAGGGAGCAGGATTGGATGACAAACATTCCACTTTGGTGCGTAGATGGATTAAGTGCGTATCTCAAACGTCGAATCGCAAAAAAAGAGTAACCGGATCGATTTTTTGGTCAGGAAGTGCCGAGCAATCCATTTTTTTGATGCTTTCTATTGAACAGACACACTTTTCAATGTTTCCGATGAATTGACTGATTCCTTGCGGTAAAGCGGAGACTGAGGATCCCCGAATAGCTAGACGGCTATCCGAAGTCCAAGAAAACATAGTTTCCGCTTACCGTAAGGAATCATTTTGTCCAACTCAGAAAAACAGCACACACATATCATTCCTATTCTTGCTGGCGCTACGACCGCTATCCTGTTGATGGCCGCAGGGGCTGGAACCGTGTATGCGGCTGACTTCACTGAAGCTCAAACCCAGTATGAGGTTGCTGTTCAGAGTGCACGGCAGTCCCACATTAATCTTGCCAAACAAGTCAAAGCAGTGCAGAAAACGGACAAGATTCCTGCCGGTCAGCTACTAGGGAAAGACCATGATCTCGTGTCTCGTATGGATTCGGCCATGCTCGGAGCCAAAGGTCAGTTGAAGGAAAACATTGCCCACAATCCGGATGCGGGAAGAATGAGTATCAGTCAAATCCGTGAGCTGACCGAGACCATTAAAAACCAAGACTCAGCCAATATTTCTTCCTCTTCCATGCTGAACCGACTCGACTCCTATATCAAGGAATCGCAGCATTACAAGAAGCTCGACGACGCGCGCGGTAAAGTCAAAGATTCGATCGGGAAAGCCAGTCAGCTTCTCGAAACGTCCAAAGACAACGTGGATGACGAAGCGCCCCGCCAAGCATTGCAGAAGACAATGGATGCGGCAAAAGACTGGAAGAAGTCCACTGATCTCACCTGGCTGAAAAAACAAGCGGACGTAATCAATTCGAAAATCCAGCCGGTGAAAGATGCAGTGTCCGCGCATGAACAGCGACTTGCGCAAGAGGCCCAAGCCGCAGCCGTCCAGTCCTCATATCAAACCTCGTCCACGGCCAACAGTTTGAACGCCAGCACTTATACGAACCCGGTCTACACGGGAAATGCTCCCGCATATCAGCCAACCCAACCAGCCGACAACGGATACACCTACACGCCCTCCACCACATGCGGAGACGGTGGATGGAACCTGCGTGCCCAATGCCAGGCAGCCATCGACCAGGGAGGCCTAGTCGAAATGCCGATTTTCGACGGGCTCGGCGGCTCACGTCTCATCGCCGGACACAACAGCACGGGCGCCGGGTGGATCGGACAACTGCAGCAAGGCCAATCCACTCCATACGGGACCGTGCAACAGGTGTGGCACAACGCGACGCCTGACACCATCAACAACAGTGGCATCGGAACCTATCTGCAGACCTGTGACCAAAACGGCAATCCGATAGTCGTCAAAGTCGGCTGACGAAATCGATTATCGGCGGCTCTCCGGGGCCGCCTTCCTCGTATGGGAAAAAACAGTTCCCGAAAAAACAAGGATCCCGCCACCCCCGTGCAGATAATCTGAAAACCAACAGTCCTTAACGAGAGGCGCCCAAATGGTTGATTCCAGAAAATCCTTACACGCAAAGCAACAACGCCGTCGAGCAAACGGCGAATTCGCGGAGGAACAGGATACCGGTCTGCCCTCCGGCGACACGTTGACGGACTTCGAATGGAAACGATTGAATAATGCGATGCTCGCCGCCGAAACGAACATCATCATGGATCCGGATGTAGCCGACTGCGCGGGATACGCCACCAGACGATTGGATGAGCTCATCGCCCGTCCGGCAAAGCCTGGCGAAACCGATGACATGCCACTGATCATTGAAAACCTGCGATACGATCCACAGGCCCCGGGCGGCTCCCATGCCGACTATATCGCCGACCATATAGAGGCCGCATACGCCGGCATACCGGTCAAAGCGCCTGACCGTACGCAATTGGAACAGGAAACCCGACAGCATATTCTCGAAACCGCATTGGATCCGAACCGGGAGCTTCACAAGCTTGGTTTGGAACCCGTACAGCTAGGCGAACACACGAACGCATACACGGGACCGCAGCCGGAGGATTGGGTCGGGGATTACGACGAGGAAGCTGCGGAACGCCGCTATGAAGCCGCATGGAAAGGAAAACAGACCAAGAAGGCCCGGTACGATGCGGCGACGGAGAAACACCTGTCACCGTTGAACGATGACATGCGTGACCTGTTCGAGAAGAACGTCGACCGTGGGCTGATCAACGGCAGTGCGTTCGATGACAAGATGGCTTTCGCTGACACGCTGCATGAGCTTCAAGATGATGGCTGGAATCCGGAAAAAGGTAAGGAATACCGTCAGTCCAAGGACTTCAAGAAACTGGAAAAACAGTTGCTGGACGGGCGGAAACCGACTCGCCGATACCGTCAGATGCGCGACGCATTGTGTGACAACGAACAGGAATACCGACGGTTCATGGCCGCGAATCCTGACGTGTTCGACCCGGACGAAAAGGCGAAGAAGCCATTCGCCGGCCTTGGCCCCGATGTCGGCCAAGCGGCGATGCTGCGCCTGGCCGCCAAACACCGTGGCGTCAAGGGGGCGGTCGCCCTGGCACGCTGGGATCCGGGCATCGAATACACGGTGCCGGACGCGAAACACCACACGTTCCGCATGGAGCATGACCGGCCGGGAATCGGACACATGAGCGACGGCAGCACGTATCCGGTGGGCCACACCATCATCACCGCGAACGGCATTAAACCGTCGAGCGTGATGAGCTGGATCCACCGTGAGAAGCCCGGTTCCCCCGCATGGGAGCAACGGGCACGGCAACGGTTCAAGGAACAGAATGGTGGCGACTGGCGTTCTGCCGGCTGATCGTATTCTGCTTCGCTAAGCGCACTGGAGTTTTCGGTGCGCTTTTTTGTTTTCATTATCCTATTTACGTGTTATACTGAATATGTCCACATAGAAATGGAAGAGGAAACCAATGAGCATCACAATCAACGGCCAAACCAGCCCAGCCGCAGAATTCGCATGGGACGGCTGTCACAAAATCTACCTGCTCGACAACGGCGACGCCGACAAGAACGGCAAATACGGGTACATGCTCTCCAAGAACGGAGAAGCCGGATACAAGGTGCTGCCGGTCTCGGAACTACAGCGCGTATGGGACCAATCCTGCCCGCTCCGCTTCATCAACAACTGGGCGCTCGACAAGAATATGTTCCCCAATGCTACGAGAAGCCCGTCACCATCGAAGCGCGTTGAAAGAGAAAACCATGAAATCATACAAGGCATACGCGGAAGAATACGGTCTGGATATCGAAGTCATCCGATGGGTGTTCAACCACCGTTTTGCCGTGAGGGTGCCCCCGCCTTTAGGCGTGGGGAGGAATCACGGCATTACTATTCCCACATTATACGCAAATGTGGTAGAATCAGCCTTATGAGTCAGAAAGTCGTGTTGGAACGTGTGACGTTGGACGGGGCCAAACCGTTCACCGGCTACGCCGACCGGCACGACCCCGAATCCGAAAGACTGTACGCGCGTTCGGGCGGTCAGGCGATGGACTGGCTGTGCGACGCTTGGCGATACCGGTTCAACCAATTGCGTTCCAACCGTTGCAAATACGGCAAGGACAAAACCCTCGTCCCCATCGGCGGCGAACCCGACACTCGTAGTGTCAGCCAGTCACGAAGCGAATGTTCTTGGCTGGCGGCGGTGCCGTCCCTCATATTGGAGTCACCGACACGAATCGAACGGGTCGAATGGTTCACCGCCGTGCAACGACGCAAGACCCTGCTGAGCAAACGGTTGAAGCCGGGACGAATGCCCCGGTTCAAATCGTACAAGCGTGACGGGCAGCGTTTCGTCTGCTGGCACAACGGGGGACGCAACGCCGTATACCGTCGGGTCAACCGCAACCACGGCATCATAACCATCACCGGACAGAATCCCAAAGGCATGTCATTGCCGGGCGAACCGTTACGCTACCGCATCCTCCTGCACGTGCGAGTCAGCCAGCCGATACGCGAATACACGGCCATCCAAGTGGATTGGACGAACCGCACCGTCGTGTTCAACAACACCCCAACGCCCATCAAGCATGAGCCGACCGGCAGGGCGGTCGGCATCGACCGTGGATGCGTGCACGCCGCCGCCGACTCCGACGGACGGTTCATGGACCTGCCGAAAGACAGGTTGAAGGCCATCGACCGTGAAATCAGGAAACGGCAGAAGGCCCAAGCCCGCAGGGCCGGGAACGCGGGATACTCCAGCGAACGGGAGTACGCGAAGAGCGGCAAGACCAGCCGCGCGTATCGGAGAACACGGCTGGAAATCGGGAGACTGCACGCGAAATCCAAGCGCATACTGGACGACGTGTACCAGAAGTACACGACCCGGCTCGTACGCGAGAACGACCTGATTGTGTTGGAGAACCTGCGGTTGGCGAACATGAGCCGCCGCAACAAGCCTGTTCCCGACCCGTTGCATGAGGGCAGATACCTGCCCAACGGGCAGGACGCGAAACACGGACTCAACCGGAGCCTGAGACAGGCGAGCATGGGACGACTCGTGTCCATGCTCGCCTATAAGACCAAACTCGCCGAAGGCGTGGGCATGATACTCGTCAACCCCGCCTACACGAGCCAGACATGCAGCCGATGCGGGCATGTGGACAAGAAGAACCGCGAGAGTCAAGCGGTCTTCGTCTGCAAGAAATGCTCGTACACGGCGAACGCCGACGTGAACGCCGCCCGGAACATCCTCGAACGGGGATTGGACACGCTCGCCGTCACGTCGGGAAACCTGTGGGGCGCGGACGGCACCCCGGTCGAACAGGGACATAAGACCAACGGAAACGCTGCACGCGAATCCGTGGCAGTCTCTTAGAGACTAGAACCTCTCCCATCGTCAGGACGGGAGGAATCCCCCGGCTTCAGCCGAGGGGAGGACGTCAACACGACAGAAGCAAACCCGGAACTCGTTCCAGACAAGGATTAACATGCCGTTATTCACGCGCATAACTCTCAACCCAGTCAACCCGGACGTGCGTAAAGTGCTGCGCTCCCCCGAAGCGATTCACGCCGTGGTCAGCGCCGCCACCTCCGGCAGTAGCCGCCCGTTGTGGCGTTTGGACGGGGACAGGCTGTACATCGTCTCCGACCAGTTGGATACGGATCGGCTCGAAGCCCGACTGGGCAAGCCGATCATCAACACGCTCGACTACCGGCCGTTCCTCGACAAGATACAGAACGGTGAGACACGTCGCTTCACGTTGACGGCCACACCGGTAGTCAGCAAGGACGGGAAACGCACACCGTTGCGTACTCCCGCCGGAATGCACCAGTGGGCGGAAGGCAAGCTCACCCAGGCCGGAGCCCGTTTGGATGCGTTGGATATTCTCGACGTTCACGCCACCCGATTCAACCGTCAGGGCCGCAAACTTACGTTCCACACTGTCGAATACACGGGAGAGATCACTATCACCGACCGTGACAAGCTCACCCAAACGATGCTCTCGGGTATCGGCCACGGCAAGGCCTATGGATTGGGTCTGATGCTGCTTTTCTAACCACTGACATGCGATAGTCGAAAGAAGTCTTATGGCAAACCATTCATTCAACCTCGTCACCGAACCATGGGTCCCCGTACTCGCAAACGGCAAGCACGAGTCCTACTCTCTGGAAACCCTGTTCGATCAGCCGACCTCTATCCGACAACTGGATATAGCCGACCCGTTGGAACGAGTCAGCATCATGCGACTGCTGCTCGCCATCATGTACGCGGCACGTCAGGAAGGATACTCGTCCCCGGCGGGGGCAAAACGCATCATGGAAGCCGGGCGTGACCAGGAAATCATCGACTACCTACACGCATGGGCACACCGGTTCGACCTCATGTCGGAAACAGAACCGTTCCTGCAAGTCGCCGGCATGATGCCGCAAGGCAAACCCAAGGACTACGGTTTCACCCGACTCCACCCCGCAATGCAACGCCCCCTCTGGCAGACCCACGACCCATACAAGCCCGTCACCCCTGCGGAAGCGGCACGAATGCTGCTCGTCTGCAACATGTACGATGTGGCCGGAGTCCACACCGGCATGAACGGCGACCCGAAAGCCGCGGAAGGCAAACGTACCCCACAGGGGGTGGCGCAGGCCGGAGGACTCGCTATTGCCATCATCGACGGAAACAACCTGTGGGAGACCCTAGTGTTGAACTTCTGTCCCACGAATAATGGCAACAAGCCCATCTGGGAGTATCCACCGCTCGAATGCGCGGACATGGAACCGGACGCCACCGGCCCCGCATACTATTACACGTACCCGTCCCGCCGAATCCGACTGCTCTGGAACACGGACGGCCTATGCACCGGCGCCTACGTCACCTACGGGAACCGTTCCGAATGGACGACCCCGGAAAACGAATACATGGCCTTCTGGACTCAGGACAAGACCGGCAAACCCAAACCGGTGAACCTCACGTTCGGCCCGCTGATCGACCGACCATTATGGACGCAATGGGATAAGGCGTTCGTTGAACCTGACGGCGACGAACACTATCCCGCAACATTCTTATGGGCATCGAACTTCAATTCGACCGTCAGCTTCGACACGGTTGCAGCCCAATACGGCAGCCAGTCCAGCAGCATCGCACGAATCCGCCAAGACCACATGACCTTGGATATGCGGCGTATCCATGAACATGCAAACGTCAGCGCCATCGTGGACAAACTCGTCAAACAGGCATGGCCGAAGGTCGGCAACGGAGACAATCCGCATGATGCTTGGGCCAAAGCCGATACGGCGATGCTCCCCTATCTGGCAGGCGGGAAGGAACCCGACCTTGGCTAACAGCTACCTCGCCTGGGCACGACCCCGATTCGCCCGTCTGCAAGACGGCTACCTGAACGGCACTTACACGCGCGCCGACCTCGCCGACCTACGCAACAGTTTCAAAAAACCTTGCGGCTCGGATCCGAAGGCATCCAAATGGTCGTTGAACGGCATGAAATACCGCGGTTTCAGCAAACCAACCCTCATGGAACAGGCATCATGGTACGCATTCGGCCTATACGCCTACCATCAGCAAGGCAACCAGTGCAAACCCATGTACGTGGAGGGTGAACACTTCAACACGGCTTTACGCACGTTGGCCGATACCGGCGAAGACGTTGACGAGCTCTACAGGAAAATGATGAACGCGCGAAACATGCAGGAGGCCGCACCGTTCTGTCTACGTATAATCCGACTGTTTAACGAGTATGACATTCCATTGGATCACGCCCTGCTGGCATTGGATCTGGCGAGACTCAGCAAACCGGACTCGGCAAACACAGTGCGGCGCGACTGGGGCCGACTGCTCAACTGATTGTCCGCCGGCCTGCGATCAATGGACAATCAACTCAGGAAACAGGTATGCAATTTGCATAGACGGCTCACGCATGACCTCAAAAACGTTGAAAACTAAACTACCTACCCCGCACACGCGGGGATAAACCCGGTGCCGTCCGGACGTGTCAACGGATGGTTGAACCTACCCCGCACACGCGGGGATAAACCTATTGGGTTATTTGCTTCTTTGACGGCCCGGTAACCTACCCCGCACACGCGGGGATAAACCTTCATCAGGAAAAACGACACCAAAGCCAAAGCAACCTACCCCGCACACGCGGGGATAAGCCTAAACCTCGATAGAGCGATTGCGGTATATGACCTACCCCACCTACCTCGCACACGCGGGGATAAACCGCGGGGCGACATGCCGTAGAGCCAACGGAAAGACACCTGCCCCGCACATGCGGGGATAAACCCCTGTGAGCCGCTTTTATTGACATCTGACTTTTGTCTGTTATACTGAATATGTCCACATAAAACAGAAAGAGGAACCAATGACCAACATCATCGAAAAACCCAAGACCAACACACTCATCGAAGAATACCGCCAACAGGCACTGGCATACGGGCACGAAAAAGCAATCCGCACCTTCGCCACCCCCATGCTCCAAGCATGGGAGAAAGCCTGCGAAGGATACGCCGACGAAGACACGGAACTCGAAGGGTTCGCGGACCTCATGTCCGAAGTATTCAACGTCAGGGATGCGGCAATCGCCGCCGCCATCAACCCACGATTCAAGATCGGGACCATCATCAATCTCGCGGCGAAAGCCCACACGCCATACTATAAGAGGCTTCTTTCCAAAACACTTGCCGACGGGTTCACCAACCCCGACATCAAACCCGACCACAACCGGCTACACAATGCCATCACAACCGCATGCGGTCTCACCGACCTTGCCTCGGAGAAGAAGTACCGCGCCCATCCCCTTGCCGTCGCCGCCTATCTCTCATGGTGGGGCGGGAAGATGGAACAGGCATATTCCTACGCGATTCTCGCTCTCGATGCGGACCGGACCACGAGTCTCGCTGCACTCGTTCTGGTCGCGCTGTCGAAGGGCAAAAAGCCCGCCTACCTCAACTAGTCCTCACCATCGTTCGCGGGGGCTTCCCGCCCGACAGCCCCCCACGGACAAAACGGAACCAATCCACCATCCACCAAAGAAAAACCAAATATCAGGAGAAACAATATGGGATTGTTCATCGACATCCACGCCATCCAGACCCTTCCGCCCGCCAACCTCAATCGCGACGAGAACGGACGACCCAAAACCTCCATCTACGGTGGCATGCCACGTATGCGCGTCAGCTCACAAGCATGGAAGAAGGCCATTCGCGACAACTTCCGCGACACCCTCGACACCGGCAGGCTCGGCTCGCGCAGCCGTGAGTTCACCAAGATGATCGCGCAGCGCATCAACCGTGATCCGGAGGACGAGCATCTGCTGAAGGTCACCGGCGAACTGATGAAGGCGGCCGGCCTTCCCTCTGACAAGAACCGACCCGGCAGCACTAGCGCGCTCCAGTTCTTCGGTGAACAGCAGTGGCAGAAGCTCGCCCAATATGCGGAAGAGGCATACGGCAGCACCGATCCGAAGAAGTTCGTCGCCTCCCATCGTACGGACATCAAGAAGCTGCTCGACTCCGACCGGAGCATCGACATCGCGTTCTTCGGACGAATGAGCGCCAGCAGCGACAAGGGCACCGGCAGCGAGTACGTGGTGGATGCGGCCAGCCAGTTCGCGCACGCCATCAGCGTGAACCGAGCCGACGTGGAAAACGATTATTATGCGGCTGTTGACGACTGCGACAACACGAGCGGCGCCGGCATGATCGGTGAAACCGGATACTTGAGCGCCACCCTCTACCGTTACGCCTGCGTCGACGTGAACCTGCTGAACCGTAACCTCGGATACGATAAGGAAGCCGTGCGGCTCGCCCTGTCCACGTTCCTGAACGCCTTCGCATTGAGCCTGCCATCCGGCAAGCAGAACAGTTTCGGACATCAGACGCTCCCCTCGTTCATCGAAACCGTAATCCGCACCGACCGACCCATCAACCTTGTAGAGGCCTACGAGAAGCCGGTCACCACGGACACGATTCCCACCAGCGTGCAACGACTGCTCGAACAGCAGGCCGACTATCAGAACACGTACGGTCTGGCCGCAGCCGACACGTTCACCATGGCCGACCTGAACGCGCGCAAGGCGATGGGCAAGGAGCAGCAGGAAACACTGCTCACACTCCCCCAACTGGTCACAGAAACCACCAGCACCGTCATCAAGGCACTCTGATCACCATGCCGACCCTACTCCTCCAGTTGAAAGGCCCATTGCAATCATGGGCCACCGAAGACGGGTACACGCACCGCAACACCGGCAGCCTACCCACCAAAAGCGGAGTCATCGGACTCGTCGCATCCGCTTTGGGACGTGCCCGCGGAAGCGACATCAGCGACCTCGCAGCCCTCCGATTCGGCGTGCAACCAGTCCACACAGGCCCACGGTTGACGGACTTCCAAACCATGGGCAAACGAGCTGACGGCAAACCCAACCCGTTGGAGACGAAGGAATATCTACAGGATTCCACATTCACCGTCGGCTTGGAATCCACGGACCTGCGACTCCTCATCAGAATCGGAGCCGCAATCCAACACCCCGTATACATGCCATACCTAGGACGACGCGCCTGCCCGCCAGCCGGCCCGATCCGAGTCGGACTGGTAGACAAGCCGTTGGAACAGGCGTTCAAAGGCAAGGAACAGGCGCACGTCGAAACCATCGATGGCACGGAAGCACACTGGGATCAACCGGCCAACAACCGAGTATTCCAGGCACGCTACTCCAACGCCATCGACCCGTTATTCAATGCGGTAGCCGAAGCGCAGAATGACTGAGCGAATCAAATATTTCCGCACTCATGCAGTCACGAAATCCTTTGAGACTGCAAGTATCTACCCCGCACACGCGGGGATAAACCGTAATGGTCTTGCATAGCGCGGGCGAAAGCGTCATCTACCCCGCACACGCGGGGATAAACCGTAATCGAGACACTGAAATCTAATAAACAGAGCATCTACCCCGCACACGCGGGGATAAACCGTGGACGACATGGCCCCAAAAACGAGGAACGTCATCTACCCCGCACACGCGGGGATAAACCGGACAATGGAATCGAACTCATCATTTCCAATCCATCTACCCCGCACACGCGGGGATAAACCGAAAGCGCCATTCGAGGATCTCGATGTCCATAAATCTACCCCGCACACGCGGGGATAAACCGCGCCGGGGCGGCCCTGCGACATATCGACGATTATCTACCCCGCACACGCGGGGATAAACCCTTGGAAGCGGGTGCGTGATGGCCGGCAGTCAAATCTACCCCGCACACGCGGGGATAAACCCCGATAGCTGTACGTGACTTCGACCACGCCAAGATCTACCCCGTACGCGCGGGGATAAACCAAATTAAAATATTTTCCCATTTGCCTGTTATACTGAATACGTTCACATAGAAATGAAAGAGGAAAAACAATGAGCCCTTCGGAAGCCAGTGCCACGAAAATCCCTGCCACCTCCATAGACCGGCACTAATTGGAGTGGGGGGGGGCAAAAATGAATCATCCAGACCAACTCAGCCGTGAATATGCGGCGATCCTTCCCGCCTTGAAAGACCACGGCTATCGAGCCGACGTGAAAGCAAGCATCGCCGACGAACGTTTCATCTTGGTCGTCAGCGGCAAACCCACCACAAGAATCTACCGGGACGGAGGATGGGTTCGCGACGATGGTGCGAGAGGATCCACTCCAGCCGACCTACTCAGCTTCTACAAGCATGAGCATTACACGGAAGCCCTGAAACATTGGACGAACAAGGATTGGCGTGGAATCGCCCGTGACCTGCTAATCGACAACGGTGTCCGCATGGGATCGGTCCTGTCCGCCGTTTTCGAGGGTGCTCATTTGGACGTGGAGTATCGACCGTTATCCGGCCCGGTGGAAACCATACGTTTCAACCGTGTGCAAAGGAAAACGGAAGACATGCTGAATCGCATGCGACAGGCGAACATGGCCGACCAACTTGCAGAAGCCGCATAAAAACCACGCAACTTATTCACACCGGCATAAAGAAAACATCAACAAGGAGATTCACCCCCAGTGAGGACACTAATCCAGGCCCTGAAGACCAAAGAGTTGAGGAAGAAGATTCTCTTCGTCCTGTTCATCATCATCGTCTACCGCATCGGTTCGTTCATTCCGACCCCTGGCGTGGACTACAACGTGGTGAACAAGTGCATGGCCACCATCGGCAGCGCCTCCCAGGAGAACTTCATCGGACTGGTGAACCTCTTCTCCGGTGGCGCCATGCTCCAGCTGTCTATCTTCGCGCTGGGCGTCATGCCGTACATCACCGCGTCCATCGTGGTGCAGCTGCTGCGCGTGGTCATCCCGCGCTTCGAGGCCCTGCACAAGGAGGGCCAGTCCGGCGAGGCGAAGCTCACCCAGTACACCCGTTACCTGACCATCGGCCTGGCCGTGCTCCAGTCCACCACCATCCTGGTCACCGCCCGCTCCGGCGCCCTGTTCAATTACCAGTGCGACCAGGTCATCCCGGACGGTTCCGTGTTCAACCTCGTGGTCATGGTCCTCATCATGACCGGCGGCACCGGCCTGATCATGTGGATGGCCGAGCTCGTGACCGACAAGGGCATCGGCCAGGGCATGTCCATCTTGATCTTCATGTCCATCTGCTCCGGCTTCCTGCCCCAATTGTGGGAGATCGGCTACGGCACCAACGGCAAGAACGGCGACTGGCTGAAGTTCGGCATCGTCGTGGGCGTGCTCGTGGTCATCCTCATCTTCGTCGATTTCGTCGAACTGTGCCAGCGCCGCGTGCCGGTCCAGTACACGCGCCGCATGATCGGCCGTAAGATGTACGGCGGCTCCTCCACCTACTTGCCGCTGAAGATCAACATGTCCGGCGTCATCCCGCCGATCTTCGCCTCCTCGATCCTCGCCATCCCGACCCTGATCGCCCAGTTCGGCAAGTCCGACCAGTCGTGGGTCAAGTGGATCAACGCCAACCTGGCGAACACCACATCCGTGTGGTACATCGCCCTGTACGCGCTGATGATCGTGTTCTTCTGCTTCTTCTACACCTCGATCACGTTCAACCCGGACGAGACCGCGGACAACATGAAGCAGTACGGCGGCTTCATCCCCGGCATCCGCGCCGGCAACGCCACCAGCCGCTACCTGACCTACGTGATGAATCGACTCAACACCGTCGGCGCCGTCTACCTGCTGTTCGTGGCCCTGATCCCGACCGTGCTGATCATGGCCCTCGGCCTCAACGCCAAGCTGCCGTTCGGTGGCACCACGATCCTGATTATCGCGGGCGTGGGCCTCGACACCCTGCGTCAGGCCAAGGCCCAGACCGAACAGTTCCAGTACACCGGCTTCCTGCTTGAGAACGTGGAGTCCGGAACTAAATCCTTACCGTCCACGGTAGGCGGCAGCCATGAGTGACTGGCGCAAATCAGCCGCATGCGCCGGCTATGATCCGGCACTCTGGTTTCCCGGCAACAATCAGCTCATGCGAAGAGAAGCAATCCACATCTGCCACACCTGCCCCGTGATAGAGCAATGCCGTAGATACGCGGAAACAAACAATCAAATCTGCGGATACCCATTACAGGGCATTTGGGGCGGCAAGGAATTCACTCCACGCAAATACCGAAGGAGGATTCCGAGGTGACAGCACAATCCAACACCGGTTTGTCAAGGGTTCGCCCGCCTCTAAGGCGGGTGGTGAATTGACATAATCCTATGCTATACTGGCATTCAGTCGTACCTATCAGAAGCGAGGTGTTTGCAGTGAAACTAGAATCAAATCATCATTCGGTGTTCCTCATGCATTATCATCTCGTGCTCGTCGTGAAATACCGTCGCAAAGTCTTTGATGACGAGATATCGAACCGGGCTAGGGAGATTTTCGAGTACATCGCCCCGAAGTACGGCATCACGTTGGAGGAATGGAATCATGACGTGGACCACGTGCATGTCCTGTTCCGCGCCCAGCCGAAAAGCGAACTGTCGAAGTTCATCAACGCTTACAAGAGCGCCAGCAGCCGCCTGTTGAAACAGGAGTATCCGCAAATCAGACAAAAACTCTGGAAAGAGTATTTCTGGAGCCGTAGCTTCTGCCTGCTCACAACTGGCGGCGCTCCTATTGAAGTGATACGGAAGTACATTGAGAACCAAGGTGAGAAAGGGGTGGAATAAGCATGAGAACCCATACGGCGGTCAGATTCCGCGCCTATCCGACCGAAGAACAGGCACGGCAGGTAAACCGTACCATCGGTTGCGTCAGGTTCGTATACAATCTCATGCTCGAAACCCGCATCGCCCACTACCAGACCACTTGGGAGTCATGCTATCCCACCCCAGCCTTGTACAAGGACACGTATCCGTTCCTGCGCGAAGTGGATAGCTTCGCTCTTTGCAACGCGCAACTCGCATTGGAGAAGGCGTACAAGAGGTTCTTCGAGGACAGGAAAACAGGTTTTCCGAAGTACAAGTCGAAACGTCGGGGCAGGAAGACATACACGACGAATCTGTCCCACGGCAACATCGAATTGGATGACAAGGCAAGGAGGTTGAAACTACCCAAGCTCGGATGGTTGGCGGTCCGCCAACACAAGCGTATCCCCGACGATTGGAAACTGAAATCCGTCACCGTGGAGCATTACCCTTCCGGAAGATACACCGCGACAATCCTTTTCGAGTACGAGACCCAAATACCCGAAAAAGTGAAGCCGGTGAAGACTGTCGGATTGGACTACGCGTCTCACGGCCTGTATGTTTCCAGTGACGGGGAGCACGCCGAATATCCGGGATACTATCGAAAAATGCAGGACAAGCTCGCCAGAGAGCAATGCAAGCTTTCCCATATGGTCAAAGGTTCCGCCAACTGGCATAAACAGTGCAAGCGGGTCGCCCGACTGTATGAGAAGACCGCCAATCAAAGACGCGACTACCAGCATAAGAAAGCCGACAGGATTGTCGCATCATACGATATGGTCGGCGTGGAGGCTCTGAGCATGAAAAGCATGATGAGGAAACCCGAGCCGAAACCAGACCCCGAACGTCAGGGACATTATCTTCCCAATGGTCGCAAAGCCAGAAAAGGTTTGGCTAAAAGCACGTCGGACAACGGGTACGGCATGTTCTGTACCATGTTGGAATACAAGCTTGCCCGTCAAGGCAAACAGTTGGTTCATGTGGACAAATGGTATCCGTCCAGCCAACTATGCCACGACTGCGGTTGCAAGAATCCTCTGGTCAAGGATTTAAGCGTCCGCGAATGGGCGTGCCCATCATGTGGAGTGTTGCATGACCGTGACGTGAACGCCGCCCGGAATATTCGGGATGAGGCAATGAGAATCATCGAGTAGCACGACTCATAAATCGTGCGAACCACAGGGCATGTGGGGATAGCCTGTCGATACTGAACCCACTGGGGTTCTTGAGCAGGAAGCCCCCGCCTCTACAGGCGGGGGAGAATGTCACTCCGGGCACATGCCTTGCAGACGGAAAGCCGAACAGCTCATCGAAGCATTGGCACGAGCCAGAAAGGAACCGGCCTGATGAACCTAATCCTGATCAAAACCGGAACCAACATGTTCGCCGTTCTCGCCAACGGCCATACCGTCGGCAATCTCCGACGGGAAACTATCAACCGGAAACACATGTGGCATGCGACCGGCATCAACGGAAGCCAAGGCATCTTCCAATCGAAACGCACCGCCGCCGAATGGCTCGCTAGAGGAATAGGTTGACCTGCGTGAGGCGCAAGCCCGGTTCTTGAGGGCCGGTTGACTTCCTTCCGGTGCTTTAGTACCGGGAGGAAGTCAACTCAGTTTCTTTTCAACGGAAGAAACATTTTCGTTGAACGTTCGATATGTCGAAACCCGTAATGCTCGTAGAATTTTGTCGCCGAATCGGAAGCTGGTTCGACGAATAATGCCTTGGCTCCTACTATTTCAGCCGCATTGGAAGCGCGCAAGGTCGCGTCCCTTAGCAGTTGAGAACCTATGTGCATGGTTTGGTAGCGTATGTCTACGCCAAGCATGCCCAAGAGTATCGCCGGGATTGGGTCTGGACTGTTTCTTTTTAACCATCCGTTCGCCTCGGTGTGATTGATACCGTATGCGCTAAGCGTGTAGAAGCCTGCCAGGACTCCATTCGAGAATGTCGCATAGGCGACGGCTGTATGCTGTCTGCCGGCGTTCTTCAGCTGGTTTCGTAGCCAGTTGTTGACGACCGGTAAGCCGCAGTCGAACCCATCGATGTCGTCTTCCATGGTCAGTCGTCGTGGAAAGGTGAAATCGCTCATTTCCAGATAGGTTCGCTTTCAAGCAGCTCTACCATCTTCGTCGGCATGGGTTCATCCAAAGATTTTATGAATGAGTTCCATTGCTCGTCGTCCAGATAGAGTACGTGCGATTCTTGGATGTCACGGTCGGCGGCGACGAGCAGGTTGGACAACGCCCATTGGGATGTGCTGAGACCTTTGATTTCGGCCGCTTGGTCGAGACGTTCCTTTTGTGACGGCGTGAGCCGCATCTCGAAACGGCTGGCTTTGTTCGTGGTTTCTATCATATGTTAATCGTACGGCATTTGTACGTAATAAGTCAAACTCGTATATGCTTAGTTTGATTTTTATCCGAATCGCGCCGTAAAACCCCGGCTTCAGCCGTGGGGAGGAAGTCAACGACCATCTTCTGTTTGGCCGGCCTTCTTCAGCGGCTTAATCGCGTGAACGGCTTCAACGAGCTTGTATCGGATCGTGCTGGTCGGCAGGATGAACGCTCCAGCCAGTTCCTCGGCATGCCCGTTGAATCCCTGTTTGAATTCCAATACCCCACGGCCTTCGTCATCCGGGTCGTTGAATACGCCGGTGATGCCGTACATGTTGAAGCGTCGCGGTTGGGTGCTGTTGACGCACAGGCGGAGCATTCCTTCGTGGACCAACAGGGCGGGAGCCTGGTATGCCCGGTATTCGGGGAGAGCGCCGGCTGTCAGGTACACGGTTTCACGTCGGTGTTCCACGAACAGGGCGCAGGCGGCTGGGATCACGCTGCCATGTGCGGTCAAGGCGCGCGCCTCGTCGAGGCGGCGTTCCAGGGCGGTCAGGTTGTGGGTTGTATCGTCAATCTGGCGTTTGAGCCGGTTCGTGGCATGCGCTTCGTATTTGGTTCTCAACGAATCCAGCCGATCGGCGAGCCTGTCATGTTCGGCGGTCAGGCCGGTCAGAAGCTCGTCGGCATGGATTTCGGCGAGCATGAAACGGGCTCGGCTTCCGAATGTCTCCTTGAACCGGCGATAGTAGTCTTCGTCGCGGGCCGTGAAGCCGCGTCGTCCTGCGGTCTTCCGTTCGATGTCCACGAACGTGCCAAGCTCATCCGCACCGAGTTCGCGTACTCGTACCCCTGATGTTCTCGCCCGGTTCACGCTCCACCGGGTACGCGGCTTACATGAGGCGAGCAGCGTCTTCTCATCCTTGATGCCGTCGAAGGTCCTGACCCAATTCCAACGGTTGACGACTTTCCCGTATCCGGTGTCGAATCCCCGATGCTTCCAGCCGCATGACCGGTAGGCGTCAAGGATCATCGTGTCGGGGACCCCGATCGGGTTCCCGACCGCGTCATGCCTTTGGTATTCGATATTCGGCCAGCATGTGACGGACACGGCATGACGGCGTCGTGCGGCGAGACGAATTCCACGGGTCATGTGTTCGAGGAGTTTCGGATCATCGAGCGCGCACAACGGTCCGAGCCAGATGCTGCCTTCCAGGCCAAGCCGGCCTCGTGTCCACGCAATCAGGCAGCCGGCCGATAGAACGCCGTTGCGGGTCACGCCGATCAGATCCATGTCGTCCACGTCCGGTTCGGCAAGATGAGCCATGTGCCCGGTCTGCTGGAATCCGCCCTGTGGGTGTCCGGCTGACAGTAGATCCAGTTGGTTGAAGGTGATGGGTGTAATGTCGTAAATCAATTCAGTCCTTCCATTGCAGGTTCCGGCCCGGCCGGCCCCGTTTCGGGCAGGTAGCACCATGATTGGGGTGCCCGTTTCAGTCCGATGTCGGACAAAGTCTTCGGCTTCCCGTAGCGGATGGGGTTTCCCAAACGGTATGCGTACAGCCTGTCTGCGCCTTTCGCATACTCTTCGAACAGGTTTTTCGGGATGCGGGATTCGGTGCCGTACCCCCTCCAGATGATCTCCGGCGGGGCGGCGTGCATGCCTTTCACCCGTGCCTCGCCGACGATGAGTCCGGTGCCGGTCCGGTAGATGAGCATGCGGTCGATCATCCGTTTCATGCGACTGCGGCGGATTTCGACCGTCTTCGTGCCGGAAAGTATGAGGTCCGCCCATTCGGGTTTCAGGGCGAATACCGCCGTCGAGACCCCGGTATCGTCATTCATCGTCATCCTGCTCCCATGCCATGCCGTATGCGGCCCTGACCGCGATGGTCGCGATGTCTTCCCGCTGACTCTTGGTCAGCCACGGGTATCGTTCCAATGCGCGGCGGACCCGTTTGGTCGCCTGCTTGTCCGCGCATCGCATGGCCCCGTCCATCCAGCCCAGCTGGTAGGCGTTCACGAGTCCGCAGGCCTGTAGCGTGGCATCCGGGGTGTTCTCGATCCACCGGGTCGCGGCTTCGGCGCTCACATCAAGAGGATTCGCCATCATCCCCTCCTTTCCCTCTTCTTGTTCGTGATCGATTGGAGGATGGCCGCCAGGTCGCCGAGCTCGTTCCAGCTCAACCGGATGCGGCGGATGCTGTCGCCGTCATGGGTGGACAGCACCCATGTGCGGGTGCCGTGTCGGCCGTTTCCGGGAATCCAGCTCAGGCTCACATGCCCGCAGGAGGCACCGGTGACCATGTCGCACCGTCGTTCGATCTCCACGTCCGTTCCCCTCGTCGCCTTCAACGCATGCCTCCCAGGATCAGCGGCACCGCGGCCCGCCAGTGGAACATTTGGCCCGGCGCGGCCGTGCAGTACGCATGATCGGGATGCAGTACGGTCACGCCTTTCGCGTGCATCGCCTCCAATGTGACGGGCCTGTCGTCGATGAGCACGTCCGGCGTGAGCAGCGTCTTGTCGCCGTTGTAGTAGCCGTCGAACTGGAAGCCGTTGCGATGCAGCCAGCGTTGGCTTTCACCGCGCCAGTCATCCGCGCGGCTGGTCGCCATGATGATGTTCCAGCCCGCATCGTGCAGCTGGTTCAAGGCTCCGGCGGCTCCCTCATACGGTTCTTCTCTGGAGTACAGGCCGTCGGCGACGGCGCGCGTATGCCACCACGTGAACGCTTTCGGATCCCCGCTGAACGGCCATCCGCCGGTCAGCGTGAAATCGTAGGCCGTCGGCTCCGGGCAGGGATAATCCTCCTCGCCGCGCCCGCATTCGCGGATGTAGTCGCGCAGACCGTTCGTATAGTCGGCGATCGTGTTGTCGATGTCCACCATGATTGTCTTGGCCAAAGCTATCGCCTCTTTTCAAGCTGGTCTGCCAGTTCGTCGAGCCAAGCATCGACGGCTTCGCTCTCATACCCGTAGGAGCCGCAGGGTAGGTTCAGATGCCTGACCTCATCGGCGGTAAGGCCTCCCGGCTCCCCGGGGTGGGCCAGGGTGAACGAGGCGAGGCGTTGTACCAGGTCGACGGGTACCGGCATGTAGGATGCGGGAGCCGATACGAGCGGGAACATCGGGTATGCCATGCTTATAGTCCGTTCTTCGTCAGATACTTGTTGTTGATGATCTTGAAGCACCGGTTGGAGCCAAGCTCGTCCGCCAATCCCTCGGACAATTGCTGGTCTTCGTGCAGATGCCAGACGATGCCCTCGTCCAGACAGTCTTTGGTGACGTTGCCACGCAACCCGTCTACTTTGGCGATCATGTCGTCCACGCTCCCTGTCAATGCCCACTCGTTTTCGTCGAGTTCGGGAACGGCAAGATTCGGCATTCCCGTCGGCCACTGGTTGCGGTCGATCTTGTGATGGTCTTTCCAGACGGCGAAGACGAACGGACGTTGGGCCGGCAGTTTCAAACGGTTTGATTGGATACCGGGGCCACATAGCTCGAACTGGACGGCCATGCCGGGCCATAGCATCTTGTCCAACTGGAATCTTTTGGCGAGCTGCATGTTCGAGGACATGGAGTCAAGCTCCCAGTTGCGTGAGTACACGTGGACTTGTCCGCGTTCGTCCATGCTGAGCGTGGTGCTGGTGCCATCGACCTTCACGGTCGGCACGGCTTTCAACGTCTTGATTTCATCCCAGTGGTCGGTGAGCGTCTGCAAACGTGGCGCGTCCGACTTGGAGCAGGGCGCGTCGAACCGGCCGATCTGAGCACCGCCCATCGGCAGGGGCTCCTCGTATTTGAGTACATTCGCCTTATCGGTGATGTCCGTGCCGACTGCCGGCGTATACCGGAATCCGAGTTCATCCAAACGCATGATGAGGCCCTGCGAATACACTCCGCGCAGTTTCATGGTGCGCAGCACATGGCCGGTGATTTCCATGGAACCGACGATCATGGTCTTCTGACCGCGAGCCTGGAACGCCTTGTAACGCGGATCGTAGGCTGGCAGGAGACTGTCCGTCTCGAAATAGGCGACCCTGTCCCCCGGCTTCAGATGCATGTCCTTGCCGACGACCACACGCCACCCCAATATGCGGGCGACTTCGATGCGATCGGCCCCTTCGATGGGTTCGATGTTGGTGATTTCCTGTACGCTGACGAGTTTCCTGTTGCTCATGCTGCGACTCCCATGCTGTATTGTTCGGGTGCGATGGTGATGATCATCTCGTTTTCGTCGTCGTAGATGCTTGCCTCATATCCGTTCGCATTGGCGATGTCACGTGCCATGGCGAGCATCTGTTTGAAGCTGTAGTCTGCGGGTACTGGTGTCGAATACTCGTATGCGCCGTAGGTTCCATCTTTGATGCTTTTAATCTCGTACATTCTGTTCCCCGTCTTCTACTCATCGACTGCGTTGAGCTTCGTCCAGTCGCTCATGAAATCGGCTACGCTCCAGCCACGGACTAGCAGGACGACCTCATTCGGGAAGTCCTTGTCAACTGCGTATTCGCTGGGCTTGAACGTGGTGATGCCGTACAGGGAGCAGGCGTAACGATCCGAAATCATTTCGGTCGGGTCGGCCAGATCCTCACAGGAATGGATTTCCCCACCGTCAAGAATCTGATCTGCCGCCTCTTTGGGAAGTTCCTCGTATTCGCATCCGTCAGGAGTGTTGCGGCGCATGGACACGTCAAGCTGTCCTTTGCGCCACTTGTCCCAGATTTCATGGCTCAGGTGTGCGCGGAACATGATCCTGAAGTCTTCAACGTTCATCATGATTTCACGCCTCGATGCTTTCACGGTCGAAGCCAAGCGCTTGAATCGCGTTGTCAAGCGAGTCGGGGATGATGTCGCAGACGTCGCTCCCGAGCATGTCGTGGGCTTCCTCGGTCCAACGGGTCATGAGCTGGTCGAACTGGATGGCGTCCAGCTTGTCGGGGTCGATGCCATAGTCTTCGAGGGTTTGCTTGTCGAAGTAGGTGACGCCGTATTGTCCGAACGCATCGCCATAACCGTAGAAGTCCGGTTCTCTGACGTTCAGCCCTGTGGGCTTGTAGGTTGACAGGAATTTCAGGAAGGCGTGTGCGCCTTGCTTCTCCTCATCGGTGAGGGTGCTGTGTTTGAGCGCGTTTTGCAGATAACGGGAGTATGCGATGTTCATTGGTTTTCCTCTTTCATTTTTTATGTGGACATATTCAGTATAACAAGTAAAAGAGAAAAGTCAAAAACACAATGAGAACACGCGAAAAAACAAAGAAAGACACCAAAAAAGAAGTGGAGCTGGCGGGAGTCGAACCCGCGACCTTTTCGTTGCGAACGAAACGCTCTACCAACTGAGCTACAACCCCAATGCCCCGCTTAACCGCGCGAGGCGAGCGTGATCACTGCAATGAGAACTCTCCGGTGACCTTTGCGTCGGACATGTCAAGAGTGCCCGAAGATTCGATGCTGACCGGTGAAATCTCATCCTCCAAAACGTATCCGACAGTCACCGTCTTACTGGCACCTGGTTGAATGGTTTGAGTGGAGGATTCCGCATCATATCCTTCGGGCTGATCCATATAGATCGCCGTATCCAATTCGTGTCCGTTCTGGAAAGCCTGAATGTCGACGTCCATGAAGTTGGAGTTTTCGTTCTTCTTGTTGGTCAACTCGTAGGTGAGTATCGCAGTCGGCTTTCCTTCATAATCGTTACTGGATTTGGTGACAGATACGAGTTTGATGTGATAGTTGCCGGAGTCGATGTCACCCTCTTTATCCGCAGACTTCGTGTTCTCGGATCCTTTTGCCTGTGTTTTTCCTTTTGTAGAGGATTGCGTGGAACTGTTGGTTGTTCCAAAGGTGTCATCGATTGCTTTGGAATACATTCCTTGAGTCGCCAAGGTGAACACGATGGACAATATGGCGAGAATCGTGGCGGCAATGGCTATGCCGCGACCAGTTCTTTTGCCTTTGCGACGAGTGGCGACGATACCTGCAATCGCAAACGGCAGAGCGATGGCACCCAGGATCGCTGCGAAATTATTGACGATAGGAACCCAGCTGATCAGTACCGCGATGCTCGAAAGCACAAGACCGGTGATTCCGAGCGCGGTCATGCTCTTGTTCACACGATGCTGCGATTGAACTTCTGTTTGTTCAGAAAGCGGTTGGGAGGGGGGATTATTGGGTGCAGTCATAAGAATCTCCTTGTTCTCTAGGAAGCCCAGAATGGGTTCCTCTTCTGCGAGCTGCCGGTCGGCTACGATCCGACGACCTGCCGCTTACAAGGCGGCTGCTCTACCAGCTGAGCTACGGCAGCATTACCGGAATCCTCCACGCCTGTCCGGTTGCAGACTTCCCGAAAACCAGCCAGACAAAGGAGCATGATTTAGATATTTAATATCTATTCATATCTATGCTATACTATTCAATATGACCTATTTCAGCCTGTCCGAGTTCCTTGAACGCACCGGCGTGAGCGCTTCGACCGCCTATCGGGCGGAACAGCGGGGCGTGATCAGTCCGGCGCGCACGGACGGCGGGCATCGACGCTACTCGCAGGAGGACGTGGCGAAACTGCTGGGATTGCAGCATCAGAACCCGAAGAAGAAATGCGTCATCTACTGCCGGGTCAGCAGCGCCGGGCAGAAGAACGACCTCGCCGACCAGCGAAAGGCGATGATGGATTTCGCCACGGCGCGCGGCTACGTGTACGAGGTGTGGGAGGAGATCGGCGGAGGCATGAACCTCAACCGCCCCAAGTTCCTGAAACTCGTCAACGGGATCATCGACGGTGAGATAGGCGTCGTGATCGTGGCACACAAGGATCGGCTCGCCCGGTTCGGGTTCGACCTCGTGAAGAACCTGGCCGACGAGTACGGGGCTCAGATCATCGTCGCCAACCGCACGGACATGAGTCCGCAGCAGGAGATGGTGGAGGATCTGATGAGCATCATCCACACCTACTCGTGCCGCCTATACGGTCTGCGGAGGTATAAAACAAGTCGGGACCTCCTCGGCGACGGGAGCGGGGAAGACTGATGCAACGCACGTTCAAGACCCGGTTGAAGGTCAATGACGTCGAGTCGAACATCCTCGCCCAATGGTGCGGGGTGAGCCGCCTCGCCTACAACGTGTGCCTCGACCAGTGGAACAGGGACTACGAGAACGGGGTGAAACACAACTATTATTCGATCAAGAAATGGTTCAACTCCGTCAAACGGGAGATGTTCCCCTTCATCACCGGCGTCAGCAAATGGGTGCCCGAAGCGGCCATCAAGGATCTCGACACCGCGTTCAGGAACATGTACCGGCATACGGCCAAGCACCCGCGATTCCACAAGAAGGGCGTCCGCGACTCGTTCCGCATCGACGGCTCGGTGATAGCCGTAAGCGGGAAAAACCTGAAACTGCCGAAAGGCCTATGCCTGAGGCTTATGGAAAGGTTCAGATATGAGAATCAGGTGAACAAGATCAACAACGCGACCATCAGCCGCAAGGCGGGCTACTGGTTCGCGTCCATATCATGTGACGTCGGAGACCCCGCGCGCGAAAACCAAGGCGCGGGCATCCTCGGCGTCGACGTGGGCGTGAAAAGCCTCGCCGTCTGCTCGGACGGCACGGTCATCGACAATCCGAAGACCCTGTACCGGCGGGAGAAGCGGAAGAAGCACCTACAACGCATGGTGGCGCGCAAGCAGAAGGGATCCAACAACCAGCGCAAGGCCAAGGCGTTGCTCGCCAGATACGAGTATCGGACGGCCGTGAAACGCGAGGACTGGCTGCACAAGGCGTCCAGCCGCATCGCCCGGGCCAACCGGGTATGCTTCATGGAGGATCTCAACGTCAAGGGCATGCTCTCCAACCATCATCTCGCGAAGGCCGTCTCCGACTGCTCGTTCAACGAACTGCACCGTCAGCTCGCATACAAGACCACGGTGCGCGAAATAGACCGATGGTGTCCGAGCAGCCAAACATGTTCCAACTGCGGCAGCCGGAAACCCATGCCTCTGTCCGAACGCACCTACCGGTGCGAACAATGCGGCATGGTCATGGACCGTGATCTCAACGCCGCATTGAACATACTCAACGTAGGGATGGCGAACTATCCCGAACTCATGCCTGCGGAGGATGACACCCCCGAAGCCACCGGCGCAGCCAGCCGGCAGGCGACGGCACCCGATGAAACAGGAATCGATCATCAAACACTGCACAAGAACAGGTTTGAATAAGAATCGAAAGGCAGGAAAAACAGGTCGGCTTTAGTGGAGAAAGAGCCATCGACCGGATTCGGACCGGTGACCTGCGCATTACGAGGGCGCTGCTCTGCCAGCTGAGCTACGACGGCGAAACCGTTCCGGCATGAGGAACGGTGGATGGGCCATGCGAGCAAAGGAATTCTTGTCCTGCGACCGGTTCATGCCACCGATCGCAAACTATCTCCCGTTCGGGAACCCAGCGTTTCGCATGTGGCCACTGGGCCCATCGTGCTTCGACGGGATTCGAACCCGCATCACCCCAAAAACGGGGCATCCTGACCGATTGAACGACGAAGCCATGTTGCGGATACGATGCTGGAGAGGCGGTTCTGTTCAGACCACTGAGGTGCAAGGTCCGCGCCTTGACCATCGTTCCACTTCGCCCCAATATGGCAGCGGGCGGGTGGCGGCGTTGACATCGTATTCGCAAGTTAGGTGCGGAAGCGGACGCTGCATTGGTCATCGGCCCCGGTTGCGCGAAGGCCCGGCAATGCATCGTTCCCAAAACAGGCAAGCGTTCAAGACCCGTATGGGCGGCGTTGACGCCCGCGTTTCCGCCAGTGCTTTCGCCGGGATTCGAACCCGGACTGGATGCGTCCTTGGCGCATTGCCTCTACCGGTTGGGCTACGAAAGCATGCGCAGGCAATCCGCAGGGATATGCCCGCGCAGTCCACTGTGGATTCGACCACTCGTGTCGGATCCTTGCACTCATGCTTGCGGTGGACGCGCATACTGCAACACGAGGCATGA